GCGCCGGTCGCATCGGGCGCCCGGGCGGGTCTGTCACAGATCCAGCGGTCAAATCGTTCTTACAATGGGCGCCGGTCGCATCGGGCGCCCGGTCTGGCCATCGGGCGCCGGTCGCATCGGGCGCCGGGCGGGTCTGTCACAGATCCATTGGTCAAAACGTTCTTATTATGCGCAGCAATCGGGCGGCGCATCGAGACCCGGGCGGGCGTGATACACACACTCGCCACACACACACGTTCCAATTTCGTTAGCCCAAGATTATGTCAAGTGAGACAGAAAGAGAGGGATTAGCATGTCTCAGGAATCACCCCAAACCTTGACATTCAGCAAGGCTAACACAAAGACTCGCAAGCTCGCGTCCGTTATGGGCGTGAAGCGCTCTGAGATCTTTGGGTTCAGCCTGCCGGCTGGTCATACCTGCCCGGCTGCACGTGAATGTCTGTCTCGGGCTGACCGGGCGACCGGAAAGCTCACCGATGGCCCTGAGTGCCGTTTCCGGTGCTTTGCGGCTAGTCTCGAAGCAATGTACCCCAGTGTCCGCGACATGGTCTGGCGGAATCTGGCTGCATTGCAGGATGCCGGGACAAATGACGCCTATGCCATGGCGTCACTTATAGCCCGGTCTATGCCCAAGAATGCCAAGATCGTCAGGGTGCACGTCTCCGGCGATTTCTTCAATGCGGCATACTTGCGGGCGTGGCTCTTGGTGGCTGACCTCTTCCCAGGCGTGATCTTTTACGCCTACACCAAGAACTTTCAGGCTCTCCATCCATTCGTGACGTCTGGCCAAGTTCCGCCCAACATGCGCATTATGTACAGTCATGGCGGGCGTGATGACGCCATGGCGGCCATGTTCGGCTATCCTACTGCCTATGTTGTCTACACTCCGGCAGAGGCTGCCGCACGTGATCTGCCCATCGATCACAAAGACAGTCTCGCAATACTTGCCAAGCATGATTTTGCGCTCTTGATCCATGGTCCGCAGCCTAAAGGCTCAGATGCTGCTTACCATAGCCGCCAGAATCGCATGCGCAAGTCATAGATCACATGACGCCTGTCACAGATCCACTGTGGCAGGCGTTATTCCTATGAGGGACATTACACTTTGGGTACAATTCCCAAGAGAGGACAGTACAATGCATGGCGATTTCGATGGCCGAACTGGTATTATGGTCATGGATTTCGACGCTCACTTTCCCCGGGTCGAGATCCATTACACTGGCTCGCTTGGCTACGAGTCATGGACTGATACACTTGCAGCCTTTGGGCTGCGCAAGTGCTACCTGGCCTTGTTCGATCACCTGTTGATCAGCCTGGCTGACGATGGCTCACTATACGCTGCCGGTGGGGTCGAGTACAATAACGCTGCCCTTCCGCTTGGCGCCAATGTCGAGCTTTTCTGTAAGGATGGCGCCTGGGCGCCTGATGTTGATCTGGAGACCTGGGCCTATCCAGAGGGATGGGTCAATCCCTGGGATCAGCCTTGCTCAGATGATGACCCGCTGACCCTGCGTGAATGGGCTGCACAGAACTAGACTGACGCCTGTCACAGATCCACTGTGGCAGGCGTTATTCCTATGAGACCGGCGCAATGCCCAAGCGCATGGGTACACGCTGCGATCACATTTCGGGGTGGCCAGCATGGGGGTCACACGATACCCGGCACCTGTCGTGCACTACACTTGCACGCCCATGGTGGATATCCTGACGTTGGGGGACGTCACACGGATATCCTGCACGCCTGTCACAGATCCACTGTGGCAGGCGTTATTCCTTTGAGAGACAGCGGCAATATAGGCGCTATGCTCTCCCCGGTCTCTAGGGGTATGACACCTGGAACAGTTCTAGCCGGGTCATCAAATCGAGAACTGTTGCAGGTGCGTTGTGGAATATACACGCCATCAGGCTGATCACCTGATGGCGTTATTCCTTTGAGGTACACTACTTTGAGGGGGTGCAACATGGCTGGAAAGATTTTTGCGCACGAGATCACAAAGGGTACTGAGATCCTACTGAGGGATGGGCGCCCGGCGACCGTCTTGGACAATCGCAAGCGCTCGATCACTCGCACGGTCAAGACCGTCTCGCCCATCTTTGCGGGCGCCGTCTCCATCGGTGACATGTACGTCAGGGAATGGTCATGCCTGCCCGATGGCACGCGGATCGTGTTCGATGACGTCATGCGGGCCAAGCTGGCCAAGGTGCGGGCCGCTGGTTTCTAGGACATCACGCCTGTCACAGATCCACTGTGGCAGGCGTTATTCCTATGACACACATTACACTGAGAGGGTACAATCATGACACGCAAGGCATCTATCGTCCTGGTCCTGGCCATTCTGGCTACACTCCTGGCTGCAGTCACTGTGGCTGCGGGTCAGGGTACGCCCGCTGCATCTGCAATCCCTGGATCTGAGAATCAAAGCACGGCACGCCAAGGTCAGGAAACTGGCAAGGCTACACAAGCGGGTCCCTGTGGACCTGCCTGTCAGGCGCCTGCACCTGTGGCTCCGCCTGTCGAGCCGCCTGCACCTGTGGCTCCGCCTGTCGAGCCGCCTGTGGTCACCGTGACTGTGACCGTGACTGTGACCAACACGATCTATGTGGTATACTGTCCGATGGTGTTTGGTGGCGCTGACTAGGAATTACATCACGCCTGTCACAGATCCACTGTGGCAGGCGTTATTCCTATGAGCACATGGTGGCGACGGCGCCAGAGGTCGCCGCCATGGGCTACACCAAGAGGGGGTGCAACATGCCTACCGTGAGACAGGTTATCAAGATAGAGGATCAGATCGGTCGCCACATCTACGACCGCCCCAGTGCAGGCATCCTGTGCTGGATCGTCGCATACGCCAAGATCACCTTTAAGAATGGTCGCGAGTTCGCAGTAGGTATCACTGGCGGCACCAATGGTGGCGGGATCTACGGACACAACGGCAACGGGGTCTTTGTTGGTGATGACGCAAGCGAGAACATTGTGATCACTGGCCAGGCCACCTATGAGTACGGCGTACCTTTCACGCCTACCAAGGAACAGATCGCACTCTATCGACGCCTGTTGTCCATGTCCTGGCGCGAGTTCAAGGCATGGGTCAATGGCAACGAGATCGAACAGCGCCCACCTTTCATCGGGCGCCGGTTCACAATCTAGGACATCACGCCTGTCACAGATCCACTGTGGCAGGCGTTATTCCTATGCAAGACACATCACTGTGAGGGGGTGCAACATGTCTGTGAGGGAACAACTGCAAGCCGTAGTGGATCGGGCCAGGGATGGCTATGCTATCCTGTTCGCTAGCATGCCTGACGCTGACGGCAAGGCTGACGCCTACACCATCCAGTGTGTGGGCCATCGTGACGGCGCCACGCTCAAGACCGACACGCCTGTGGACATGATCGGGTTCGGGGTCCTGCGGGCGATGGTGCAGGGTCGCAAGGTCCTGTTCGACGGTGGCGGCGCCATGTCTCGCGTCCGTGGCACTGAGGGCGACCAACCCGACTTCTACCTGTCCTACACCTGGCTGGATGCCACCTTTGCCCAGTTGCAATACATGGGCTACGATGCCCAGGTGCAACTGACCTACCTGGAGAACCTGCTGGCTAGCCTGGAGAACTAGCCCATGACGCCTGTCACAGATCCACTGTGGCAGGCGTTATTCCTATGAGAGGATTGGCCGGCTATGTCGTCGGTGCCATCCTGTAACACAGATAACCACCTGACTGATGGCCAGGCATGGCCAGGATGGGCGCTACACACTGCGGGCACGTGGTGTGCCATAGGTGGAAAGAATGACCAGTCTAGCAAGGCTGGCCAGATGGTGAATCGCCATGGGCAAGGGCATGCCGTAGGCGCAAGATCAAACCTCTCACCTAGCCCACCAGGCTGATCACCTGGTGGGCGTTATTCCTTTGAGGTACACTACTTTGAGGGGGTGCAACATGGCTATGGGAAAGCACAAAACATCTGCCCGCCCGGGCGATGCGACCTACGATGCCACATGGTCTGGCTATTCTGCGGCGCCACACTGTGGCTGTATCTGCCCCAAGTGCGGCACAGAGGTACACATAGAGGGGGACAGCCACTACTGCCCCTGGTGCGATGACTATGTCAACACTGGCGAGTTCTGCGATCAGGCTGCAATCGAGCGGGCGGAGAATGAGGCATACTTTGGCGACGGCGCAGCGCCCGGTGAGACTTTCCAAGACTGCGAGTCATGCGGTGCGTCTGTGCCTGTCGATATCCACTGGTCAGGCGAGCCTGTCTGGTGCCTGGAGTGCTACAACGCTGCATTAGAATAGCCCATGACGCCTGTCACAGATCCACTGTGGCAGGCGTTATTCCTATGCAAGCCAGGTCGCGTATCCATGGGACGCCATGACGCCAGACTGGTAGCCTGCAGGTGTGCACAACCTGCAGGCATTTTTCCTTTGCTACACACATCACACTGAGGGGGTGCATGATGAACGGTGAACTGAGAGAGGACTTTGAGCGCCTGACAAGCGCTCTCGTGGAACAGATCCGCACCGACAGCGTAGACGCTGACTGGTCAGAGTGGATCGAGCAGCAAGTTAGAAGCTCGGTGCCTGTCATGACCGGCGACCTGATGACGGCTATGGCGGACAATCCCAACTTGGCACAGCGCTACATCGGTAGCGCCAACCTGGACACCACGCAAGTGACCCTGGCAGACGTGGCAAGCAAGCTATACCACGACGAACTGTACGACCAGGTCACCAACTGGCTGTACGACGAACTGAGCGAGTATGAAGACTGCCCGGGCTGCGACCTGGCCTGCCATGAGGATGACCTGATCCAAGATCCTGACGATGAGGATGGCGACATGTACTGCCCTGAGTGCACACGCAGGCGCACCATCGCCCGCATCGCTGGCAGCCTGGATGGCTGGCAGGAAATGTTTGACGACGACTAGGACCTGACGCCTGTCACAGATCCACTGTGGCAGGCGTTATTCCTATGCAAGACACACCACGCTGAGGGGGTGCAACATGATCTAGCTAACACATAGTCGCGGGCGTCAGTGCTACCCCTGGCGCCGGGTGCTGCTCTTACACCTGGTACAGCACCTGGGCACCAGTGCCACACCTGACGCCTTTGGTCACCTGTGCCACGCCTGTCACAGATCCACTGTGGCAGGCGTTATTCCTATGACACGAGACGGCAGCGCATCGGGCGCACATGTCTACAGACCGTCTAACCTTTGTACACAAATCACAAAGAGGGGGTGCAACTATGGCACAGACAGCAGAGGAACTGAAAGCGGCCATGCTGGCCAAGGCAGAGAAAGAGTACCAGGCCAAGCTGGCAGAGATCGACCGCAAGTCACGCATCATGGACGCCATGCCTGATGCGCACGCAGACAAGGTCGAGTTCATCCACACGTCACAGATCTATGGCACCACTGGCAGCATTTCGTTCGGTGTTGTGGACCTGGCTGGAGTGCAAGAGATCGCAGAGGTCTACACGCCTGTGCCGCTCGTGCACATCAAGGGATCGTGCCGGTCGATACTGCCGGCAACTGCCGCTGACGCCTTTGTCAAGCGCTATGGCGGAGACCCTGCCCAGGTGGCGCCTTTCTACTGCCGGGTCGAGCAGACCACCGGGTACCAGGTCCGCCTGGAGTTCCGTTGGTACACGCAACTGGCTGACGATGTCCTGATCGGGGTCACCGTCAAGGTGTACCGTGATGAGGTCCCTGAGTTCTCACACCGTGGCTATGCGCCTGCATGGGTGCACTACTCCGTGATACGCAGGGGTCCCCACACCTGGGGGGACAAGCGACCTGTCGAGCGCACCAGTGCATCCCTGGACCTGACGCCTGGCCCGGGGTCGTGGCGCTACGCATCTGGTAGCCAGTACACACCGTCGCCTTATCGGTTCTACTGGGGTGATGAGACGCTGACGCTGGCTGACCTGGCCATCGTCTCTGACAAGTAACCATGACGCCTGTCACAGATCCACTGTGGCAGGCGTTATTCCTATGCAAGACATCACACTGAGGGGGTGCAAGATGCTGACATTTAAGGCTGTACGACCTAGCCTGCACGGTGGCTACATGCCCATCTGCACGGTGGGTGCCTATGACGTGGATGAGGCACGAGACAAGATCCGTGAGCAACTGGATCGGCCTGGCAGGATCTCTGCCCTGCTCGCCTGGCGAGAGGGTGGCGAGTGCGTGCAAGAGTTCAATGGCACGGTACACACGCTGTGACACATACGGCTGGCAGTGATACACGCTGCCAGCCGTTATTCCTATGCAAGACACATCACTGAGGGGGTGCAAGATGGACACCGCAGAACTGGTCAAGACAGTCGATCTCAACTATAAGGGTGGATATGTAGAATGTGCCTGCGGGTGGCGTAAAGACCTGGGGGATGGGTTCAATGGCTACCATATAGCCAACTGCCCGGCATGCACACCTGGCCTGCGAACCAGAATACAACGCAAGGTTATCTACTGGGACAAGAAAAGACACTCACTACGGGCTGACATCGGACAGAATGTCTACTTCAACATCAAAGGGTCGATAACAGTCAGGTACGCCGCCCGGGCTACCCGCACAGAGTGGGGTACAGAACGCTACCTGGACAGACTGTGATACAGGACGGCTGGCAGTGATACACGCTGCCAGCCGTTATTCCTGTGCAAGACACATCACATGAGGGGGTGCACTATGACGTTCGGAGAGCTAGCCATGGGCGCAGAGTTCAAGATCGTGCCCTGGCGCAGTGGTGGCAATTCTAGCGGCTGGCTGCCCGGTACCTACTACAAGGCACCTGGGCAGTACTACAATGCGATCAAGGTGGGATCAAGGGGACGTGAGACAGCATACGTGGGTGTCAACACCAAGGTCATCCCCACTGGCCACACGAGAAAGGTGAGAGCATGAAAGGCGAAACTGTGTACACAGTGAATGTCAAGGGTGGCATGGTGTCCACCGCAGAGATCGTGGGCTGGCATGCCTACTACGCAAATGGGGTCACTGCCGTAGAGATCCAGGCGACCAGCAAGCAGGACGCAAAGCGCAAGGCGGAACGAGTAGGGCTTGAGGTCCTGTATGTGTTCGAGTAGTTCATGACACGGCTGGCAGTGATACACGCTGCCAGCCGTTATTCCTGTGCAAGACACATCACATGAGGGGGTGCAAGATGGCTAGACTGAAACTGAAAGCCTGGGTCGCCTTTGAACTGGTAGTGGTCGATGATGAGGATGAACGTGTGGAACTGGGCGAGCACCTGCAGATGTATGACTCCAGTGCAGGTGACGGTGTCGAGATAGAGATCGGCAGCGTGACCTTTACTGAGGATGAGCCTACTGCAGCGCTCATGTTCTATGACAACTTGGCAATCATGGGGGACTGCAGCGGCCTGGCCGATGCCCTGCCCTACCTGGTAGAGGATGCCAAGGCGCTCGTGAACTAGGATAACACGCCTGTCACAGATCCACTGTGGCAGGCGTTATTCCTATGCAACACACATCACTGTAAGGGGGTGTAACATGGCCAATAACTACAACTGGCTGGTAGGCAAGACCTACCATGGGTGCAACGATCACCCTTATCGAGACGTGCAGGATGGTCGCCTGATCAAGGTCCTGGCTGTCGGCAACGACCTGCCGGGCGCCCTGTGCTTTTCTGGCGGCGACAGACCTGCCAGTGACACGGCACGTGCGATGCTGGATCGCAACGCTGTGGGCAAGCCCAAGGCTCTGGTCGAGACGACCTGCGGCACCCGCACCTGGGTCACTGCTGCCAAGTGGGTGGCTACTGAGGTCCTGCGCCAGTACAAACTGGGCTGGCTGACCATCTGTCCTGACTGCGGCAGCACTGATACCATCACGGTCACTGAGTGTGAGACCGTGATGGGGGAATGCCACGCCTGTGGTATCTGGTTTGAGGTCGAGAACGAGCAAGTGCAGCACGACCAGGCACGGCAGGCTCGCGGCCTGGCACCTGACTATCCTCTGGCCGACCTGCTAGAGCATGGGCCTATAGACGTGGTGGACTGAGCCATGCGCTACGAGATACGGGCACGCAACAATCCACTGAATGACTACGTGGTCGTGTTCGACACGGACTGTAAGCAGCGGGCGCTGCGCCTGCTGGCCATGCTGACTGCACGCCTGCCGGACTGGGTAGTGTGGGCCTACGATACACACGAGCTTGCACTGCTGGATGAGACGCCTGTCACAGATCCACTGTGACAGGCGTTATTCCTATGAGCAAACCATGGGCGTAGACTTCAAGTCACTGCCCTGGAAACCTCAAGGGTCTGAGCGCCGGGTGATTGGCTTTACCGCTGCAGGGTTTCTGTGCACGCACTGTGCGGTCGCACTGCACCAGGAATCAATGACAACCCTGGAATATCACAGGGACCTGGGCATAGAACCTGAGATCACCCGGGCAGAGGATGGCACGCTGTCAGGCATCGCCGGTGGCATCTGGTGGCGCATGTCTGCAGAGGGTGTACACGGAACTGAGACGCATGGCGAGCACTGCATGATGTGCAACAGCGACTGCCGCCAGCACTCGGTGCCTGATGTGGAGACGCACGGTCACTATGTGGTCATGCGCATCCTCACCACACCCATGCTGCCTGTCCCCTACACACCCAAGGGGTAACCAGCGTCGTGGCAAAGCCGCCAGCCATAGGCTTACCGCTTGCGGGTTACATAGCTGGCACTGAGAGGGATAGCCTGTCACAGATCCATTGTGGCGGGCGTTATTCCTTTGCAAGACATCACAATGAGGGGGTGGCAGGATGGACAAGACAGAGTTCGAGTACCAGCACCTGCGCAAGGGACAGGCGCCTGGCGGAGACGAGTACTACACTGTGACCTGGTCAGGCTACACTGGCGGGCAGATACCCGCTGGCCTGATCGTGGCACGCCTGGCCAAGCTCGGCCAGGACGACGAACCGTCTACACTCTGGACGGTCTTTCACCACAGCGGGTTCGTGGTAAACTATGGGGTGGCACTGCACACCAGGCGGCAAGCGATCTCGTTCGCTGTCGAACTGGGCAAGCTCGCAGAGCAGGCAGGGTTCACCTGGGACATGGAACGTGAGGCATTGATCAACAAGACCGTGACTGATCAGGTCTACCAGGCACTGCGGCACGAGAAGATCCCTGCCGCTGTCCGCAAGGCAATGGCCGACTAGGCCAGAAAGGATTGACCGATGAACGCAGATGAACGAACGACTGCTGTACTGCTCGATGAGTACGACAGTTCTGTACGCCTGATCGTAGAGGATCAGGTCAAGCGTGGGGTGGCGCAGCAGATGCGCAGGCAGGCTGGCAGCGCTTTCGCTGCGGGCGACGATGCTGCAGCTAATGCACTGCGTGACTTTGCTGTCCGGCTGGAGAGCACACTGCTGTCAGAACAGTCATACGGTGCCAATATCGAAACGGCACACCTGATCTACGATATCGTCCGCGAGCGGCACGAACATGACAATGACTAGGATACTACGCCTGTCACAGATCCACCGTGGCAGGCGTTTTTCCTATGCTAACCCTCTCAGTGGATGGGACCAGGTACCTCTGGCAGGGTGCCTGGTCCCACCACACCTATAGGGCAGGCGTTTTTCATCTGAAAGGGGGTGTGATATAATGAGCGACAACGACAAAATGGCCCACTGCCACCACATCTTTGCACACGACATCAAGCCCGGCACCAAGATCGTGACCGAAACAGGGACCGTGCTAGAGGTCTTGGACAAGGGTACCAAGTCCGGCATCCTGCGCCTGGTGCGCAGCCAGGTTGGCATACGGGCAAAGGCTGAGTGCTACATCGCGGACTGGGCACGCACAGAGGATGGCACGCCGATCCTGCTCACTCCAGAACAGCGCCGGGCCATCGCACAAGGTGGATAGGTACATGCCTGTCACAGATCCACTGTGGCAGGCGTTATTCCTATGATAGGGACGGAGCACGACGACACACCAAACACAAACTTTGACTGCTGTCGGGTGCACCAAATGGCGTGGTGAGAAGACACAACCGTCCCTACCAATACCATCACAGCTTGCACAGAGAGAGGGGGTGACACGTAAGGTCGCCACGGACATCGCGACCTGTTGCCGGCCCGGGCTGCGGGTGCGCTGGCCTGCCTACCGGGCCGGCACTTAATTCACACATGCAAGGGGGGGGGTGACCCATGGGTATAGAATGCCCTGGTGCACAGGGGTGCACTAGAACCTGTGGCTTTGGAAAGGTCAGCGCTGGACGCTGACGCCCACGAAAGACCTGCGATGCCTGCGGGGTGGGAAAGGCCGGGTCACAGACTGGGCTGCAGGCCGAAAGGAAACGCTGCCAGGTGCACCTGGTGGCGTTTTTCCATTGCCAGAGCCAGTACCCGGGCACGGTGGCGGAGTGCGACTGTCACACCGCACTTTGGGGGTTCGAATCCCACCGGGCGTGACTGCTGTCTCTGGCGTTTTTCCTGTAGACACGGCACCACGGTCTATGTGGGTGCACGCCAACATCATAATGGGCCACTGCCACCACCCATCGTGCGGTGGCCGGCCTGGCCCAACGCATACAAAAGGGGGAAAGCATGGAAGAGGAAACTGCCACAGCAAGACGGTTCTATGAGGTCTGGTACCGCAGGGACCCTACTTTCAGGTCCGATCCTAACCTGACTGGTGATAACCTGCAGGATACCCATGTGTACATCTGCTACGTCGAGCAGACCAGTGCACTCGAACAGGATCATGTCTCACTGCTCAACATGGTGTACACCCTGATGCAAGGGGAAATGTGGTCACCACGTGGGCAGGCACGCCCACTGCTGGCCAGGCGCGGAGTGTTTCACACCAGCATGGCTATCGGTGACGTCATCGTGACACCAGGTGGTTGCTGCTTTGAGGTCGATGACGTTGGCTTTCGTGAGATCGGACTACTAGGGTCTGTCGGTGCGCTACGATAGACCAGGGGACACGGCATGGGGGGTGCCGTGTCCCCTTTTTCCTGTTGATCTGCCGGATCGCAAACTTGCACCCTGGCGGACATTATGCTATAATGGCTACCGGATCGCCTGGCCACAAAGTGCAAGGTAGCCTACTACAGAGGACGTGCAGTCTGGCCCGGTGCTATAGATGCCGGGCGATCCACCCAAGATGCACTACGCATCGGGTCAGACTCCACGTCCTCTGTTCTATCTTAGGGAAAGGATAGACTATGCCAACAGCAGAAGAGTTCGAGAAAGCAAAGCAAGCGCTACTGGACGCACTGGGCAAGTCCCTACAGGCAGAGGTCCCCACTGAGTACGCTACACTACCAAGGGTGACTGAGCTACAGATCGAGCGGCAATGGGTAGATGAAGACACTGGCTACCTGATGGCAAGCGGGGTGGCCATCTTTGCAGATGGGCGCCGGATCGATGGCGACCTGGGCAGACTGATCCCTGTCGTCCGTGACGGTGTGCCAGTGGGGTACAGGCTGGCCACACTAGATGGACAGCCGCCACGGTTCGGTACCACCGACTGCACACCTGCCGCAGGAGACGATATCTTTGTGGACGCAGTGTCACCTGGAGACTACAGCCATGGCAGATGAACAGCGTACAACACCGTGGGGTGACGCAGCCCTGGCAGTGTGGTCTATCCTGGGTGACCGTCCGGTCGCCTACCACCCTGCCCTGGCCAAGGCACTGAGCAACGACATACCTGCAGCCCTGTTCCTGGCACAGATTATGTACTGGCACGACAAAGGTACCTGGAAACCTGGGTGGGTGGCCAAGACACAGGGAGAGATCTACAACGAGACGGCACTGACCAGGTCGCAGCAAGAGAGAGTCAGGCGCAAACTGATCAAGCTCGGGGTCCTGAGCGAGAAACTGATGGACGTGCCAGCAAGGCTCTATTTCCGCATTCACTTTGCCAAGCTCACCAAGATCCTCATGGCCTGGCTGCAGGATTGCCAGACTCCAGATTGCAGGAAACCCGCAGACAAGGATGCAGGAAACCCGCAAACTAAACCCGCAGAACCCGCAGACCAGAATGCGGAAAACCAGCAATCTATTCCAGAGAGTACTACACAGACTACACAAGAGAATACTCACAAGAAAAGCGACGGCGAGCCGTCGCCTTCTGGCCAGGTGCTGGATGAAGTCTTTGGCGAGCGCAACGAGCACAAAAGTAGCGTGATCCTGAATGGCGACATGGCCGATCTGACCGATGACGAAAAGGCACAGATAGCCACGCCTGGATCTGGCCAGGCCAGGCAGAACATGGACCTGGTGCAGGCTGCGTGGTATAACACCAACCGTAGAGTGACATTCCCGTTCAAGGTGTCCTGGGTGGACGTCTACGAGTATGCCTGCCTGTTTAGCACACTGTTTGACATCGCCACACCGTCAGTCAAGACCACGATCACCCAGTGGCGACGTGGCATAGTCGAGACGTTCATAGCCTTTGCAGATGACATGCGTATGGCTGGCCAGACTCCGGCAAGGCAAGCTGTTGTGCGGAATGCCAGATGGGGTCTCCAGCTACTGCATTACAGGCGGACACTGAACCAGGACTGGACCTTTGACATCGTGTCACCTATCTCGACCAGCAACACACTACGTGTCATCGCAGGCGACCTGCGAAAGATGCAGGCGGACATGGCTGTATCAGATGTGTTGCCGGATGAGGCACGGATCGATCTGTACTACGCCAGTAGGCCAGGCAAGAAAAGGCCGGCGACGAGTGGATCGGACATGACAGAGCAAGCCATCCTGCAGCTAGAGGGTGCGCTAGAACTGGGGGTGCCAGCATGATATCCCAAGAGCGGCTAGTAGAACTGGGCAAGACACTGCGGGTGCTGAATGATGGGCTGCCACAAGCACCTGGGTTGAATCTCCGCAATATCCAGGCATATGCCCTGGTACTGGACGGCTTGCCGATCAATGCCATACAAGCAGGGGTGTTGCGCATTCTGCGCACATGGGATATGGCGACCATAATGCCACCACCAGCCGTGGTGCGCAAGGCTACACTGGCAGAGGTAGCAGAGCACCTGGGTCTGCCAAGTGCAGAGGATGCCTGGGCTGAGGTCAGGCACAATATCATGGAGTACGGCACACGTGGCATGCCACTGCCTGGCGGCGGCTATGGGCCTATCAAGTGGTCGCACCACGTGGTGGAATTGGCAGTGGACGCCATCGGTGGTGTCAAGTACCTGTCTGCCAGTGATAACATACCAACAGACCGGGCACACTGGCTCAAGCAGATCTACCCTGCCATGGTGGAGAATTGGCAGAGAGTGGCAACATGGCAACTAACACCGGGCACAGTCGCTGCCCTACTCGAAAGGGGGATGGATGGCAACACGGAAGACTAGCAAGCCAGAACCTCTGTCCTCTATAGAGGCAGAGCAGGGAGTACTTGGTGCGCTGCTGATCGATCCACACGCAATTGTCAGGATCAGCGACAAGCTGGCACCGGGCGACTTTTGGCGTGACAGGCACCAGTGGATCTACGCTGCCATGTTACGCTTGCACCAGAGCCAGGTCGAGATCGACCTGCTGACTACGTCAGACTTTCTGGACAACCAGGGTTATCTCGACAAGTGCGGTGGACCTACCTACCTCACTGAACTTTCTTTGGAAACTCCAACCAGCCTACACGTAGAACACTACGCTAACATCGTGCGGTCACTGTCCAAGAGACGCAAGATGGTGGACATGGCCGCCAGGGTAGCGCAGGCTGCCTATGACAAGAGCCGGGACCTGACCGATGTCCTGGCCGATGCGGATCGCTTATATTTTGAGGCTACAGCAGATATGGTGGACGACTCCAAGCTGTCTGCAGCCCAACTGATGAGCGGATTGTATGACCAGGTAGAGAGTGCGATGCAGCGACAGGGGGTCATGGGCGTGCCAACTGGATGGCACGATGTGGACGACCTGGTAGGCGGGCTGCACAAGGGTGACCTGACCATCCTGGCCGCCAGGCCATCGGTGGGCAAGACGGCTACCCTGCTGAACCTATGCATGAATGCGTCTAAGGCCGGCAAGCGCACCCTGCTCATCAGTCTGGAAATGAGCGCTGACCAACTAGCGCAGCGCATGGGCTGCATAGAGGCAGGGCTGAACACCAAGAGCGTGCGACGTGGGCAGTTCGCTGACGGTGAGTTCCTGCGCCTGATGGATGCGATGTCCAGGCTGACAGACTTGCCCATGCACGTGGTGTGGAGTGGCACCAAAGATCCTGCAGAGCTACGGGCAACTGCCCGCAAGCACATGGCGGAGTACGGGCTAGACCTGCTGGCCATCGACTACGTGCAGCTTATGACGTCCAGCGATGGGTTCAACCGTCGAGAGCAGGTAGACGCTATATCTCGTGCGCTAAAGTTGCTGGCCAAGGATCTTAATATCCCTGTCGTCGCCAATGCACAGCTATCTCGTGGTGTCGAGCAGCGTCAGGACAAGCGGCCTATCCTCTCTGACCTGAGAGAGTCTGGCGCACTAGAGCAGGATGCTGATGTAGTGGTCTTTCTCTATAGGCAGGAACTGTACGAGCCAGAGGATACCACAGCCAAGGGCAGGATGGAGTGGATCGTTGGCAAGAACCGTAATGGGCCGATTGGTACCGTGTTCCTGTACATGCGCCCCTGGTGCAACCAGGTGGTGGGCACCAGGATCATCAAGAAAGATGGCGGGCTGCAGATACGCATGCCGCTGGATGAATTGTAGGCTCGCTGTCACAGATCCATTGGCCAATACGTTATTACTGCACAACACAAAGGGGGTGAGGCAAGATGAGCCTAGTACTTAGATACGCTGGCATGAGAGCGGCAAGCACCGTAGATGGCCCGGGTGTCCGCACAGTCATCTGGTTCCAGGGCTGCAGTATCCACTGTGGGCGCTGCCAGAACAAGGAACTGTGGGACAAGTGGGGTGGCATGGCTGGTGACCCTATGAGACTCGCAGGACAGATGGTAGAGTGGAACAAGGACCTGGGTGGTGGCTCGCACCGATACACCATCACTGGTGGTGAACCTTTCGATCAGGCAGAGGAACTACTGATGCTGGTCACTGCCATAAGGGCACTGGATCAGTCGGCGCACATCATCGTCTACACCGGGTACAAGTGGGAACGACTGGTGAACAGAACAACCATCGGGTGGCGCTACCGTCGCCTGATCCTGTTCCATATCAGGGTGCTGGTGGATGGTCCCTACATGTGGGAACTGGACAACGACCATATGCAGTATGTGGGGTCTGCCAACCAGCGGGTCATCGACGTGGAGTCAACCCTGGACAATGCGGGCAGCCTGCTCGCGCCAATGCCCGCAAGTGACCTGGTCCTACTGGACTGGACAACCAACGGCATGATCACCATCACAGATGGCGCTATCACAGCCGCCAAGGGATGGATGGAAGATGCCCTTTTGAACCTGGCGGGCAAACAGATTCCCACGCCACGGTGTGGAGAAAGCGAAAGGGGGACAGACGGAAATGGCGGGAACAGCTAAACAGCTTGGTATGTTTGGCCTGGACAAAGACGTGCCCATCATCAGTGGCACGTTTGCACAGGTCAGGTTCGTGCTGGAGACCAACCCTGACCTGCGGGGTCATGTAGGCGCCGTAGTGGCCAAGGTTTGGGACGAGTTTCATGGACTGGGCCAGCTTATCGAGAACGGACAGGTTGAGGTTGTGCTGGACATCATCGGTGGCAAGCGCAAGGGTGTGCCGAACTACAAGACGGTCAGCCGGAACTACCACCGGGTGTGTAAAAAGTTCCCTGACCTGTACAAAGAGCCGCCAGAGGATGCGGGCAATGCCAGATCTTGAACTTGACAATCTCGGGCTACTCCATGGATGCGGCAGCCACTGGCGACTAGAACACGGCGCCGTCATGGGTGTCCATGGTGATGGTACGCAGCCATCTATCTGGCTGCGTGAATGCGCCATCGCTGCAGAGGATCTGAACATTGCACCGATGCACCACCAAATGCTAGGGTACGCTGTCTACATCGCACTGCCGCTAGAATTAACCTCTGCGCTAGAACTGTTCGCTGACCGGATCGTCATCTGGCTCGGTCGTATATCACATGGCGGCTACTCTGCAACGCTATCCCTTTCCCTGTACAGGCGTGGGATAGCCAGCCCACAGTTGATCGATCTGGACAACAGCGCAGATCTGGCCAACCGGGCAATCGCAGAGACGCAGAAAGAAATGGTGTTCGGTGGACTGCTGAACGACGATGAGTATACCAAGCGATTTCGAGCCAACGCAGACAAACTCTTTGAAGAGTGGTGGGGTCGCCGCCTCAACGCCATGGCACAACTTGCCATGGCAATGATGGATTGGTCAGTCAAGTATCCGCACAAGTACCAGCGGGAGTCATTGTAAATCCACCTGCAGCGCTGTCACAGATCCAGCGCTGCAGGCGTTTTTCCTATAGACAACAACTAATCACTTTTTAGGAAAAACGAAAGGGGGAATGCACGATGACTGACGAACTGCTGGCTACCAATGCCGCTGACACAGTCCGGCGCCAAGCGCTGGCCAACCTGGTCGCCATGGGTTTCGATGGTGGAGAGGTTGAAGTTTTGCACGCAAACGTAAAGTCTCTACGTGATGCGGGCATGTTGCTGGACCTGGACATCAACGGGCTGACGATGTTTGAGGCTCGCACGTCCTGGCAACTGGACCTGGGGGTAAGTTCTCGTGATGCCCGCAGGGTCACCAAGCGCTTGCGCATCGGGCGCAAGAACCTGCTGCCCGACACCAGGCTAGCGAGCGTGGCGCAGCGTATCCGCGACAACCTGCTGCGCTACAGCCAGGCCATCGCAGTGTTCCCTGGCTATCGCTACGTGCCCTACTCTGCCTTTCTCACCTGGTGGGAACGGCACCAGGAACTGATGAAAGAGTGGGCAGACTACAAGGCGTGGATCATCGAGAACTACAACACGCTGAAAGCGGACTGCCGGGCGGACTACCGCAAGCATGCCCGCGACACCTATGCTGCCACACCTGCTATCCAGGCCAAGTACGAGCAGCAAGCGTTCGTGGACCTGGTCGTGGCTGACGCACTGAGTCACTTTCCTAGCAAGTCTCGCATCGAGAGCGACCTACAGATCAGCATCAAGCCGCCTGCCACTTTCCTGCTTGAGAGCGAGTACCAGGCGGAACTGCTCAAGGCGCAGCGACTGGCCAGCCAGCGCAGGGATGAGTACGAGAAAGAGCGGCTGGAACATGACATGTGGGCACGGCAGAACAAGGCCCGGGCGGAAAAGGCAGAGGCTGAGGCACGTGCTGCCGGCGACCTGGCCAAGGCTGCGGAGATAGAGGCTGCAGAGCGTGAGCGGATAGCCAAGTTCCAGGCAGAGGAAGAGATCAGGGCAATCCGCCAGGCGCAGATCGAGATCGCAAGAGAGGTCGTGAAAGACACGGTCAACCCTCTGCTGCAGATCGTAGAGGACAATAGGCAGCGCATCTACGCCACACTCTCCGGACTGCAGACCAACATCACCCGCAGGGGATGGGTGCACGGCAAAGAGGCAAACGCTATCCGGTCGCTGCACGAGTGGTTCAAGCTCATGAACATCACCAGCGATACAGAAATGGAACAGCGCCTGCAGGCTCTGGCTGACAGCCTGCAGTCCGTAGACACTGGCGGCGGCAAGTACGACGCTGACGCTGTGCTGTCCAATATCCGCCAGGCTATCGGCACTGCCCTGTCCGATGCCGCAGACGTCGCAGCCAACCTGGAGATCGACGCTATGACGATGATGGACATATAGGGGGTGCACCATGGCTAACACGGTACTGACCTTGCACGAGCAGCACACCCACGGTCCAGAACAACACACACTGGAAACCAAGAACGTGCTGTCACTCTTTCCTGGCATCTATGACACCTACATGGATGGAGTGGCAGCACATGGCCCGGGCGTGGTTATCTATGCGCCGGAGATCAGATCGTCTGCAGGCTACCTGCCACTCGACGGCATCACTGAGAGCGATGGTATGGTGGAACTGATACAACACCTGCAGGCAAACACGCCAAACGAGAACCACGTGCCTGTCATGTTCATATACAAGTGCGGCTGCGTCTCGGGCTACGTGATGACCGCAGGGTTCTCGCTCTCAGTAGAAGTCCCTAGTTTCTCTGAGATAACGGCAGAGTTCTTTGGACACCTGGACGATGTACAGCCACCAAGGTTCGTCGGTGAGCATGACGTGCCACAACCGTGGGATATCGAGTTATGAAAGTCTAGGATACGCCTGTCACAGATCCACTGTGGCAGGCGTTATTCCTATGACAAACAAACCTTACTATCTCACAAAGGGGGAGAGCGATGAAAGCAACTGAGGCAGCACTGGCAGCACTGGAGACGGCGATACGGGCAAGGGTTCCCTTGATCGGTATCGAGACCACGGAAGAGGCACGGATCGTGGAGTACGTCAGGCGCATGACTGACTTCCCTATGATCAGCCTGACCGATGAGAGCAAGATCGCCATGGACGAGCGGCTGGTTTTCGTGTGGACACACACTGGCGGCCTGGTGCTCGTTCGACCACGGTTCAGGGACCTGCAGAATGTCCCTGACTCACTGACCAAGCGCTACGATGAGGCTGACGCCTTTCTCGCGGCACGCAAGAACAAGAACACCAACCAGCCCTACGCTGCAGCGCAGGACTTCTGCAGGTGGGCAAGGGCAGAACTGAACGATGGCGGCCTGGACGAAGACCTGATGCGTGAACGGGCATCGGTCCTGATCATGCACGACCTGCACAGGTTCCTGGGTGGGGGTGAGGGCAAGGGTGACCCTGCCAGCATCCGGTCCATGCGCGACCTGTTCTACGGTCTGCTGCCCACCAAGTCAACCTGCATCATCACGGCACCTGACATGTCGCAACTGGGCGACAGTACCACAGAGATCGTGGTTATCCGCTGGCCACTGCCTGACGTAGACGAACTGACGGCAATGGTCAGGGCCACAGCCAGCAGGGTGAATATCCCTGTCAGCGATGACGTCAAGAACGGTGGCGCTGAGGTCCTGGCCCAGGCGCTGACGGCTCTGACCTGGACACAGGCAGGGTTCGTACTCCGCCAGGCTATGGTGATGGCCAAAGAACTGTCGGCTGACAAGTGCGGGCCTATCATCAGCGGCATGAAAGCTCAGATCCTCAAGCAACAGCAGGGGATCGAACTGATCGAACCTGAACCTCTGGATCACATCGGCGGCCTGGACCTGCTCAAGACAGCGGTAAGGGACTATCCCAGGCTACTGACCCAGGCTGCCCGGGCGGCCAATGTGCGACCACCCCGGGCAATCCTGATGATGGGTCCTGCCGGCACTGGCAAGTCGCTGGCCTGCAAGTGCCTGGGTGGCGGCCTGCTGCCCATCCTGCGGTGGTCACCTGCAGAGAGCAAGAACATGTGGGTGGGCAACACTGCCGCCAACGTCCGTGCGGTACTGAACGCAGCGGACGCTATCAACCTGTGTGTGCTGTGGGTAGACGAGATCGACCTGGTCTTTAGTGACAGCGGCGATCAGCATGAGGTATCCAAGGAAATGCAGCAGCAACTGCTCACCTGGATGCAGGAACGCAAGTCGCAGTGCATCGTGGTCGCTACGACCAACCACCCTGACCGACTGCCTGCACCACTGCGGGATCGGTTTGAGGATCGCTGGCTGGTAGACCTGCCCAGGAACACGGCAGAGGCACTGCAGGTCTTCCAGATCCACCTGACCAAGAGGGGACTGGGCCACCTGGTGGATGACCCCGGGCTGCCCGCTGTCGCAGCGGAGACAGTACGGTCGTCAATCAATCCCCGGGGGATCGAGCAGGCAATAGAGGCTGCGCACAGGATCGCATGGAGTGCAGAGCAAGACCTGACGGTCGAGCTACTGCATAGCCAGATCGTGGTCCGGTCGCAGATGTCTCGCCAGGCAGGTGATGACATCGCCGTGATGCGCGAAAAGGCAATGCAGTGGGCAATGCCCGCATCGTCAGCGCAGCCTGACACGGTTGGCCATGAGGCAACTGGCCCGGGCCAGATCGAACTATAGCGAATGCGGCTGGCAGTGATACATACTGCCAGCCGTTATTCCTATAACCAACACTAACCGAAAGGGGGTACGCAAGATGTCTGTATACGGAACGGTCCAGACTGAGATCAATGACATGGCACTGCTCTGTGCAGTGCTGGACGAACTGGGACTGAGATACGTCTACGATCCTGCCGGCAAGCTAGCCTACCACAAATGGCAGATGCCTGGCAAGGCAAGGGGACGTGACGCCACAGTGGTGATCGGTCGCCTGAGTGGCGGCCTGGACACCACACCCAGGCGCTACTGTGGAGACACAGCCTTTGTGTCCAACGGAGACGGCACCTACCGGGCGGAGATCGACATCGCCCATGGCAATGCGCCTGCAAACTGGCAGTCTATTCAGAACCTCTACGCCTTCAAGTTAGCAGAGCGTGGGCTGCCTCGGGGATTCACAATGAGCTACGAACTGGACAGGAACACCGGGCACGTCACAGGTGAGATCATCCCTGCGCAGATGGGCGCAACGCTGGCCAGAGAGGGGTTGAGCAGATGAACGACAAGGTGATCGAGTTCAAGATCATAGACGGCAAGATCGTGTACGATGCGCAAGGGTTCAACGGTGAGGGGTGCAGTGATGCTACTGCATTCCTGCGTGAGCTTGGCCAGACTGAGCAGCATGACAAGCCTGAGCGTGGGGGACTCGGGCAGCGCCTGCGAGAACGGTAGATGAGCGGCCTGGGGTGACCCGGGCCGCTTATTCCCATAAGCCAACTATATGGGGAGGAATGTATGCCAAAACAACACGGCACAGTAAAGGAAGAGGTAGAGTACATTCTGCGCCTGCGAGTGCGCAAGGGTGGCGATCTCGATTGGGACACACTGCTGGATTCAGATGCCATGCAGGTAGCCTATGACATGGCTGGCGGATCTCGCGGCCTGGCGGAAGAGCTAGACATCACCATCGAGTCATGCAGGCTGATCCTGCATGCCCATGGCATCAAGCTGCGCAAGCAAGGTGGCGCCTACAAAAAGACTGCGGCACAGATGGGCCTGACTACCAGGCAGGACATGGTCGAGATAGGCAAGTCATACAAGCTCACCACCACCCAGTTGGCGCTGCTGCGGGCACATGCACGTGACGGCGTCAGGAAGTGCCCGGGCATCTGCCCACTGGCCCTGTTCTGTTGGGATGGTATGGGTGCCAACGGACGCAGGAAAAAACCCAAGTGTGGACTGGCCGATCACCTGATCGCCGTGGGTTTGCAAGAGGGGGGACCATGAACGACACATGGGATATGACCTTTGTTATCAAGCACCGACCACATCCATACACCAGGACGACCAGGAAACAGAAGTGGGTGGATAAAAGATGGCAAGCCTACCTGGATAGCAGGGCTGCACTAAGGGCCGACCTGGTAGAACAAATGGCTGCAGGTGAGTACGAGCCATACGAGACAGGCGAGCACCTGTCAGTACACATAACCGTGTTCACAGGCGCTCTGAATTACAACAACGTGGACCTGGACAACACCGTCAAGGGCATCATCGACGGCATGCAGAGCGTGGTGTTCCCGAACGATGCGTGGATCGATGAGCTTTACGCAATAAGGGGAATGTCACCACCGGGCAGTGAGTGCGCAATCGTGAGCATACGGGTCAAGGACAAAGAGTGGTTCCCGCAGCACGCAATACTAGAGCTAGGGCGCAGCGTCTACTACACAGGCAGCGACTGGCTGGCCACACTCGGCAAGGTGCTAAAGGAGATCAAAGGTGGCTAAGTTCAGGGTGAGAATGTGGCACAAGCACTGGTGTGACTCGTGCTGGTACAGACAACAACCACTACCTGAGACAAGGCCAGGAACAGGTAGGTGTATAGCACCGCAACCTGGTAAGCATGTGTTGGATATGTCGGTGATCGGGCCAGGGGTAACGAACCGTCGCTGTCCACAGTACGTGTGGCAGTACGATACAGAGATAGCAGAACGATACTCAAAAGGGGGTACGCAAGATGGCAAGACGAACGACACAACTTGATATCAGCAAAGAGCCTCTGGCCGCTGTGGTAGAGTACTACCTGACCAGCCAGAGCAAGTCGCCACGGACGATCAAGACCATGCGTAGTGCGCTCAACAGGTTTCTGGCGCTGTTCGGGGAACTGACCGATCCGGTTTCTGATGGCGATGAGGAAGAGATCCTTTTCACCGTGGAAGACGTGCGAGCAGAGGATCTGATCGACTACAAGACAACGCTGCAGGATGATGGCTTGAAGTACGAGACGCAGAAGACCTACGTGGCTATGGTACGGGTCTTTCTCAAGTGGCTGATCCTGCGCCAGTGGGCACACTTTTCCAGTGACGACCTGGACCGTGCGGTAGAGGCTGTCAGGTACGCGAACGGCAGGCGGCCTGCACCACTGCCCAAGTTGCCTGATGAGGATGCGGTGCAAAAGGTTCTCGCCAAGGCGCACGAGCGCACCAGGTACGATGGCACTGACAGGCAGATCTGGACGGCGAGCCGTGACGCAGCTATCGTAGAGGTACTGCGCTCGACTGGCGTGCGGGTCCAAGAACTGGTAGATATGCGGTTCGGGCACGTCCACCTGGCTGACGGCTATATCGTGGTCCCTGCAGGCAAGGGAGAGAAAGAGCGTTACGTCTTTCTGGACGATGCAGCACAATTCTGGCTGTCCGACTGGATGGCAGAACACCCTGACGGCAGGGAAGACTGCCCGGTGTTCATCCGGCTCGACCACGTAGTCAAAGACTTCAACATGGCCATGACCACTGAGTCTGTACGCCGCACCCTGGCCGGCCTGTGTGAGGATGCTGGCGTGAAGAAGATCACTCCGCACCAGTTCCGGCACCGGTTCGGCACTGCAGTGTATGTAGGCGCCGGCCTCGGCGCTGCAGCAGACCTGATGGGTCACTCTGACCCTGGTATCACTCGTGTGTATGCCAAGCTGGCGCTCAAGCAGATGCAGGGCATGCACGGCAAGGTAGACCTGTAGGGGTAAGGCGGCCTGGCCGCCTTATTCCTTTACACTTACTACAGAAAGGGGAATGTACTATGGCAAGAGTAAACCGTGGGTTCTGGAGTTCCACCCGGGCAGACTACGAGACGCCACAGCCGCTGTTTGATGCGCTGGATCGGGTCTTTCAGTTCGGCCTGGACGTCTGCGCCAGTGAGCACAACACCAAGGTGCCAGCCAACTTTATCACCAAAGAGGAAGACGGTCTGGCCACAGACTGGGCCACACGCTTTGCCGCCGATACGGTCATGAGACATGCCTGGATGAACCCTGAGTACGGCAGCGCTGTGCCGCTCTGGACTGCCCAGGCTGTCGAGCAGGCGCACAAGGGTGTGGCTACCGTAGCTCTGCTCGGGTCACGCACAGATGCTGGCTGGTTCCACGACGATGTAGCCGTGGCTGACTGGGTCCTGTTCCTCAAGGGCAGGATCAAGTTCCTGCTGCCATGCACCCACTGCGGCACATCGACGGCCAAAAGGCGCAGGCCAAGTCTGGACATGATCGCCAGCCTTGATGGTGCACACCCGGGGTTTGCAGATGCGCACAACCTGTGGGGTAAGGGCACGCTGCCTGTGTGTGATCCGTGCGCAAAGGCCAACCTGTCTAGCTGGCACAAGAAATCAGGTAACTCTCCGGCAATGGGTAGTATGGTCGTGGGGTGGGGGTTCGAGCAACACCGGGTACAGATGCTGCCGGCAACCTCACTGTACAGCCTTGGCGTCCTGGTGCAGCCAAGGGGATGGGTGGTGCACAATGGCTGATAGAGACAACTGGTGGTGCAAGACCTGCGGCGAGCCTATCTTTTCATGGAAACGGCATACCTGCCCACCATCCTGGCTCTGCTGGTTCTCCGGCGAGCACGATGATGACTGTCCAGAGGATGGTCATACGGTCTATGCGTCCTCTGCACGGACGGCAGCAGAAAAGTTCGCTGAATGGTGGGACAGCCAGGGTGACTACACCTGCATCGGCGGAGAAGTGGTACAGGTCACCGTGCGCAATCCTACGACGATGGAAGAAGAGACGTTCTTAGTCCGTGGGGAAATGAACCCTGTGTACACGGCAGGCAGAAAGGTGGACACTGATGGCTAGCATGCGAGAGAAATGGAAAGCACACGTGGCTGTCATCATGCGCCTGATCTGTGAGCAGAACGACATACCTGCCATAGATATGCCAGAGGTACCAGACGACCTGTATGACGGCACCGGGTTGACGGATCGTGGTCGCATGATAGACACAGCCTACAAACTGTTGATCGCTGCCGGCAAGGTTGATCTAAAAGACCAGAAAGGGGGAGAGAATGCGAAAGAGGAATAGAGTGGCCTTGCTACTGTCCATGCTGGCCTTGCTGATAGCGCTGATCAGTGTGCTGGTAGGGGATGGCGACACGCTCTGTGCCGCTGGCCTTGGCGCTGTGCTAGGCGGCCTGGCTGGTGCCCTGGCGGCCACATCACTGATTGTGTCGTTCTCCAGGGTTCGCCGGGGATAGGTCTAGGCGACAGGAAACCAAAAGGGGACAGGCAACGCTGCCTGTCCCCTTTTTCCTGTTTCTCCCGGCCTATTCGGCCACCAATCTCGCTGGATCTATCCATCCCCCCATGAACTTTAGGCCGAAGTGCAAGTGTGGTTCACTTGTGTGTTCGCCTGTAGTGCCAACCAGGCCGATCACCTGCCCACGTTTCACCCACTCACCTTCCAAGGCCAGGACCACCGATAGGTGACTGTAAAATCCCTTAGTGCCCTGGCCATGATCGACCCAAAGGCTGCGTCCCGCACGCCCTGTTGTCCTGCTACGCAGAACCTTGCCATCCGCCGCAGCCAGTACCAGGCTGAACTCCGGTGCTACAATATCCAGCCCAGGCGCCTTAGACTTTCTGTGCAAATGGCATTGATAGTCGCACGTAACAGTGCGGTGCGAGTCATGCAGCGGCCATGACAGCATGGTTAGGCCAGCGCTTGCCTGATGCCTTTGGTGCCGACCTTTTGGGTGTTGTACAGCGCCTGCGCAACAGACCATGCAATCACAAAGTTGGCCCAAAAGCCCTGTGCTAGCTCATACAGATCAAAGTACTCGATCAGGTGTATTCCAGCCAGGACAATGCCGGCCACAGCGAGACTTACGGCAAAGCCATGCAGCGAGTTCGAGTTAATCCACTCCCCAACCTTGCCTGCTCGCTTTAGTAGCCCGACAGCCGTCACGACCACAACACCCAGGCCAGCAGGCAATCTCAGATCGTTGAGGCTGCCGGGCAGTTCTTCTTCCACCTGGGCATGGGCAACGGTGACCACCCCCAGGCAGAGAAGCAAAGCGAGTGCTACAATCCTCAGTGCATAGATGCTTTTCATCGGGACATCCTCCTTTATTGTATTTACCGGCCTGGCCGGTGTTGTCCCTATTCCTCTACAGATTGCACGTTGATGATCATGGATGGGATGCTGATGACGACCGGGATCGTGATCTCGAACTCTGGCACTTCCACACGATAGTTCCCACTGCCAGGTTGTCCGCCGCCACCGTTCTCTTTTGCTGTCTCCCTGGTGTAGCCCACCCACCACATCTGGTGCTCACCGTTGTGATCCGCCCACATCCCGCCGACACCACGTATCCAGTCGCTATAGTCTCGGTTGTCACCAGGCATCACCCAGGAGTACTGGTACACAGGGTTCGGCGGCACACAGTTCGAGCCGGCGCCTAGCGAGTGCGACACGTAACCCGCTGAGTTAGTCATGTTCTTGGCGTTGTCGTCCTTGTGATACAGAACGACATTAGGGTATGGCTGCCCAGTCCCTGGATCTATGGGCTGCCCCCAGTTTCCCTCTGAGAACCTTGGTGCCCCTTCTGACGCCAGGTCAAGCGACCACGGTCCCCGGCTGATGCCAAGCAATGGCACTATGCCAGGCAACGGATCGCCATTCTCGTCCATGCAGTACATCCTAAAGTCAGTGTTGGGGGACTTGTCCCATATCAGGGTACGAATCCTCCACACCGTGGCGCCCACAGGTGGGTTTGCACGCACAATGTCCAGTCCCCACCCCTTCTGAACATCCTCAAAAGTCATGTCCAGCGTGTTTCCCAGTTGATCTACGATCCTGATCTCTTCCACACCATCCTCCTTGTTTTCAAAACAACCTGTGGCCTCGGTTACGATCTTGTCCTTCCAACGGTTCCACTTTCCCGGGCAGGCAGTAGACGATACCTCTTTGTGTGGGATGATCGTTATGGCGTCATTGCCTACCTTTAGGCCAATCCACTGGCACAGGCAATTTACGGCACGCAACTGTGCGTCCGTTGGCACGGTGTCCAGGTGAAAGGCGCCCAACATGCAGATCCCAACAGATCGCTTGTTCACCACTCCGGCGTGAAAGCTCGTGGTTCCCAAGCTGTTGGTCTGCCATATACGCCCCACACCATCCACTACAAAGTGGTAGGCTATACCAGGCCAATCTTTCTTGTTGATGTGGTATCTGGCGATGACGTCCAGGTGGCTTCTTACCTGCTTGTAACTGGCGTCCGGAGGGTAACTGTAACCTGAATGGTGAATGACGATCCTGTCAATGTCCGTAATAGCTCGTCCCCGGTAGGTCTTTGTGCTGTGCGTCGGTAGCTCTGCAGCCACGTTTATGATATCGAATGCTGGCGCAGGTGGTACAACTGGCACATCCTCTACCTCATAGCCGGCCACAACAGCGTCGGCCAGCAGGTCGAAAAGTTTTGTGGTTGGCAGAAAGTTATCCCATCCCCACCCCTGTGGCGCAACAGTGAAAATGAAAGCGCTCTCTACTCTACCAAGGTGATCTAGGTGGTTCTTGGCCTGCCAGACCAACTGCTGCACATATTCCTCTTCACTGGCCGCCCAGGTTCTCCACCCTGTCTTTGGCCTGTACACAGGCGCCACGTTCCCATCGATCCCTGTCTCCCCTATGAGCACCGGACCAAAGTTTGTGTAGCCCGCAGCGATCAACTCGTTGATGGTTAATTCCCACCTGCCCACGTGCCATGGCGATGTAGTCCACATTGCCGGCGCACTGTACTCATTCAGGCACAGGTAGTCCATGGCACAAATGCCCTCGCCCAGTAGTCGTGCATCACCGATGTCCGGCCAGCCAACAGAAAGGTTCGGGCCGGCACACAACAGTCCGGCTGCGTGCATAAGATCGGCCAGGCGCACCATAAACCTGTTGAGTGCACGTAGAAAGTCTCTATCACCAGGTGGATGAGGCTCGTTTCCTATTCCCCAACAGCGCACCCATGGTCTCTTTTTCCAGTGTGGCCAGTGCAAGGCAAAGAAATTCTCGGCACCGTCTTCTCCAGCGGCCATGTCTTCCAGATGGCTGCCGTTCCCACCGTATACGCCATCCTCATACATGCGCCCAAGCACGTTGACGTGTTCGGTTACCCAAATGGGCTTTTGCTCAGGGGGATCTACACCTTTGATCCAAAACGGAAAGCCAACCCTCTCGAACTCTGGCAGGACCCTCTGTACATAGGTCGCCACCCTCGAATCAGTCCAGTCCTGCACGTGCCACGATATCGGCAGTGGATATCTCATGGTCTCCCCTCCATCAGTTTTGAACGGTACAGCCCATCATGACAAACTGTGTAGCCGGCACGTCCTTGAGACACCAGATCGGCGCTCGTCCGGCCAGACCAACGGTTGGCAAACTAAGTATACACCAGACACCCTGGATCTGTCAAATGTTGAACAGGTCCTTTGAAATATCATACAGTAGCCCCAACACATTGTCATCCAGCGCAGATGCACAGAGAAATTGCAAGGCTATGCCGCCTAGAAACGGATTACTACCACTCACACTTGCCCCTATGTTCAGGCTGGCCGTGCTATTATAGATGGAGGTGTAGCTGCACGAATCCTTTGTGATCTCGTCGTCTATCATGACAGCCAGTTCCTCATCTGTATCCCCTGGTGCGTACCGTCCTACCATCCAATACCACGTATTAGCACTAAATCCAGACGTGCTGTAGACAGTGTCAAATGCGGTCCCGGTATTGCTAATCGTGAATGCTATCGGATCGCCGGCAGTGGCACCCTGTGTCGATAAAGAATAGGAGTAGTTACCGCTGGCGCCCCACTTGTTGAATAGGGCTTCCGCGTTTGTGATGCGCTCGGGCTTATACCAGCCCCCGATTGTCATTCCCCGATTGTAGGATACCACCGGATTCTCGGTGCCCGTTATCTCATGGGCCATCGTGGTTGCGCAATACAGATATTGACCGCTGGTGCCGTTGCAGCGATAATGTGGTACTGCGCAACCAGACGCATACCTCCAATCCCCGCCGACATAGGTCATTTCATTGCCATAGCCACTAAGATCTCGGGCAAAGGGACCCATCGGGTAAAATGCACGCAGCCCAAGGGGGATAGAAAGAAATGCGCCGATGACGTGCTGGTACGCCATGTAGAGTCCCTGGACCCTGCCAGATATGTACACGTCCTTCCATTGCTTAGTCGGGCTGCCCTGGTCCCTTGTATCGTCTGCGTCCGGCAATAGATCGCTTGCAACCGATCCCTCATTGTCCAGTGTGAAGTTGTCGCCAATGATTGCGGTCGTGTCGAGCCGCAAGCCTGGATCTGTGCCCGCCACCATCTGGTACAGTTCCCATTCAGTCATGGCTGTACCGACCTCTAGCATTGGCCTGTCTAGCCTGAATGTGCCGGCAATGAAAACTCCGATTTCGTGCACGTTGAACCTACAGGCAAGATAGGGGTATGTAGTATCCCTTGGCCACAACCACCATTTCCTGTACCAGTTGTTGCCAAGGGAGACATGACCAGTTTTCGGTGCCACTGATGAATATGCGGGGAAATTGGTGTTCGATGATCCGTCATGGGACCCCAAGATCCCCTTAACCAGTCCATCCAAATACGTTGTGCCACCTGATGAATACACGTATACAGATAGACAGTAGGTAGCGCCGGGTATACTTGGCACCTTGATCACAGTGATCGGGTCTGGCCATTGTGCTTGTACCAGCCCGTTGTACAACGTGTCTATGTCCTCAAACTCGATACACTTACTATTGAGCCAGCCGCCAGTGGCTTTATAGTCCATGGTTGCCGGGTAACTTGGGTTAAACACTGTCTCTGAATAGTCCCAATCCTGAATTGTATCGGTGCTGGTGTCTCCCACTTCCCAATCTGCATTAGTGAGGACCTGCCCTGCACCATGGGTGCCCGCCATCCCCCACACCCAATACCCTGTTGCCAGGGTGTAGGAACTTAGATCGCCAAAGGCGTTATATGACTTGATGTTGAAATACCCCTCTGTCCCAAACTCCATCGGGTAGAAAAAGCCATCCAGCGGGGTAGGCACATTACAGAGAATGGTCGCACCTGTGCCGTCCTCATCTGTCGCCATGTATATGGTGAACCCGATAACATCAGGATCAGATGCCGGAGTCCATATAAAATTCACACCACCAGTCGTGGGGATAGCGTCGAACGATGTTGGCGCAGTCGGTTCTCCTGGGTCCGGATCGGTCTTTACAGTGTGCCAGTCTGTCCACGGTGACATGACTTCCTCCGTCTTGTAGGCCCGAACCCTGACACTGTAATCCACGTCTGGCTCAAGGTTCCCTATGGTCCTGCCAATAGTGATGCCGTATATGCCCGCTCCCTCTGCATGGGCACCGGCATCCGTGTCTGCATATCCCCTGACACAGTTGTAGAATGTCGGCTGTAGCGATCCCCCACTGTAGTTCGGATCTAGATCTAGCTGGAACTCGTAGCGATGCAGTGTCGGATTGTAGCCATCGTCTGTAACAGTGCGGATACCCTGTCCAGACACACAATAGGCAAAGTTGATCCACTCGTCGCCCGCCCCAAGATCCTTGAACCTGGCATCGTCCAGGCGGAAGGTGTCTATTGTGATGGCCTTAGTGGAGTAGATGCCGTATACCTCAGACGCCATACTGGTGGACAACACACCGGCAAGCTGCATGAGGTATATAGAGTCTCCCTGGTCATTGTAGAATCGCACCTGCACGTCCTTGTCCAGTGCCATGACCTCAATCTTGTACCAGTTGTTGGACACAAATAGCCCTGGCGGAAGTTGCTGTGACCAGATCAGTTTCGCTGTCTCGTATATCATAAGATATTGAATCGTCGGCGCTGCCTGGTAGACTACCACATAAGTCAGGTCTGAGGAACTGACATAGTCTATGATGTAGCCAAAGTAGTGCCCCGATGTGGTGGGCCATTTCCACCTGGCGCTGATGCGGCAGTTTGTCCAATCGTCATTGTTCGCCTGGATCAATGCCGCAGCATAAGGCCATGAGCCGCCAGGAGAGGCAACAAGTTGGTTGCTGGATATCGCCCAATTTGTTGCGTATGTAGGAATTGCGTACCACCCACCAGCATATCTGTCGTAGCCAGGTGTGTGATCTACAATGTCGGTGGTGTCAGTGTCGGTAAAATCGTCCTCGACATAGTCCAAGAGGTAGAACGCTCCAGTGGCCAGCGTGTATGGATAGACAAAGTCGCATCCCCCTGTCCTGGTCATATTGCCGTAATAGATCCACTCTTTGTGGATCTTGATGATGCCATGGTCTGTGAATGAGTAATCGGCAACCTGCGCACCGTATGGCACAGTGGTCGCACTGATGTTCAAGATAACCGGCAGTGTGGATAGGCCACCTGTCCCAGGAATAGTAATGATGCGTGGGTCCTCATCTACACCATCACGCCGACATTCAATCTGATAGCTCACTGTTCCATAGACAGCGTCGATCCGGCGCCATTGGGCATTGATGTAACCAACGTACCCACTGCCCGGCACAGGCTCTTGCGCACCCGCTTCAAGTTCCAGGCTCAATGGGGTTGGTAAAACAACTCCAAACGGCAGGGTGGGGACAGGGATCGTGGTGTTTAGCCTGCGTAGGGAATACCAGGCCGGCGCAGCAGCGCCTCCCCTGTTCACAACCTCTAGGACATCACCAACGATCAGGTTACTGCCGTGATCGACGTATAGCCGCTGTGCTTCCAGCCCATCCACATTTCCAATGGCGCCAATGACCCTGCCACTAGAGTCTGTTTGTACAGATGTGATAATTGCCCTTGATACCCTCTTCTTTTTCTCGAACTTGGCACCCATCTTTGCGACAATGGCGCCGGCCAACTGCTTCTTGCTAGGCATATTCCACTCTCCTGGTAGTCAAATCGGTCGTCCATTGCTTCCCATTTCCGTATGCATCACCAAACCTGATGTTGTGAGTCACACCAATCACCACGACATTGGCAGATTGGACATAGGTGTCATCCAGATCCACATCAAAGGTCACAACATGTCTCTGCCCGGGCAGTATCCACTCTGCAATGCCTACCGGAACAAGATCCACGGTATCAGCCAGTCTCCTGCTGTGAAAAATCATCTCGGCTATCGTCGCCGCATCGTCACCGTCACCAACGAGCAGTGTGTCAGTATGCTCTACAATCTCACCTATGGTGAATGCTGTGCCAGGATAGGCAGCCTCGAAAAATTCCTCTTCTTCTGGATTGGTTAGCCTGACAATTACCTGCGCCACGTTGGTTTGTGTTTTGCGCCCAAACTTTATAGATCTGGCGTTTGTCCTTGTCCAGTAGAAATGCACTTCTGGCCAGCCGCCCATGCCTAGCAATGTATTCCAGTCCAGATCGATGGTGTTGTCCAGCTTGTACCGCACCACCGTGCCGGCAGAGCCGCATAGGTCCCGTATCGCCCTAGACACCCTGTCCCTGGTGACGTCCAGCTTGTACACCTGCCTGCCGTATGCTATCGTGTCAATGTTGGCCTTATCTATTGTGAGCCACGTTTGCAGCAAGTGCGATATGATGCCACTAGACCATCCTGTGTCAACGTAACCTGTCTCTGCACCTGCAGTGTACACATAGGACGATGGCCCAAAGATGTTTATGCTATTGAACTTCACCCTGCCGCCTGCTCGCATCTTTTTTGTTGCGATCATGACCTTCTTGGCCCGCAGTGGTGTTGTGAGCGTCTTTTGCCATGACGTGCTCTTGTAATAACGCACAGAGGCAAGACGGTCAAAGTAGTCCTCCCATCCACCACTTCCAAGGCCATCGTCCCATGCATCCTCGTCTGGCTTTGGAAAACCACTGTCATAGATGGTGCTATAGACATCAAAGTGGTAGGGGACATCATACACACCACTAATCAGTACTGGCCTGCGTTTCCACCGCAGCGTCTGAATAAGATGCCTGTCTGTGGCAGCGCCACCCTCATATTGATCTACCTGGGCGCCGGCACTATGTGCGATATCGCTGGTCCCTTCCTGGCCCCTGGTTAAGCCCAAGATCTCGTTGTTGATCCTGTCGATAGTGGTATATCTAACCACTTCTGCTGTACCACCAGTGTCTATGGAGACATAGCCCACACCCTCAGTCAGCCCCAAGGTCCCAGTAAGCTCTGCCTTTACTGTGTATCCCTGAGCAAGTGCCGCAGAAAGAGATATACCAAGTGTGCCAAGGTCGATGATAATGTACTCTGGCTCTCCAGTGATATAGTAGCCCGGCGTAGGGTGATCCTCGTTCTGCTTGTAGAATGCCGTAGTACCACCCTTGTTCCCAGTCGGGTTAGACCTGAAAGAGTGTCCGACCGGAGGGGTGGTAATCATACTCCCTGTCCACCCTGAGTAATTGGTCCCACCCAGTGCATAGTAATGACTTCCGCCGCCTGTGAAGTCGTACAGTGCCCAACTCGCCCGCCCGCCATCCCACCACACGATATCCCACGTGTTGACTCCCCACCAACGCAAGGCTAACAGATCCCCAGTTGGATCTAGTGTGAATGTCCCGACCTCAAATGCTCTCCAGTCATAGACATCTGCATCACACTGCGGAAAGTAGCTCATAAACGCAGCCTTGTCATTAGTGAAGATCCCGAACCAGGTGTCACCAATCTCTATGCATGGTGTTTGTGGCAAGTCTAGGTAGTTGTCTAGCGGCACCCTTCCATCAGGGTCCCAATTTGCCCACTTCCAAGTTGTAGTGCTGGTACAAAGAGCGCATCCACCAAAGCCGGCTGGCGCCATCCCCTGGCCAGACTTCCAGAATAGCTCGATCCACTGCAGTCCATCCGGCATAAATGTCTCAGATCGTAGATAGACCTCATTGATATTACCGGCACTGGCGATTGGAGTCTCTACAGTCGGTGACGGCTCGCCGTCGCTTATCCAGAGCGTGCTTAGATCGGCGTCAACTGCCATTGGTCCGTCAAGATCTGGATCTCCAGTAAACTCCCCACTGTCAGCCTCTTGGTAGGCATCCTCTAGGTAACTCGATACCTCGACCGTCTTACCCTCTGCAAGATCAATCTTTCCATACGTGATCCCGCTTTCAATGTCGGTCCTGTCAACATAGTAACCAAGCGAGACAACGCTGGCCGACCACATGTTGCCCTCTTGCCAGTCCCCATCGACATTGATGTCCTGCAGAAAACCGATGTAGGCAACCAGCCAGTTCGTCCATGATGACATACTGCCAGAGTTTGGCCTGAACCTCCACATGCACAAAAATGCTCTATCTGGCAGGAACAGGCTCGAACTATAAGAGTGGCCCTTAATTTGCACCTTCCAGTCGGATACCTCGTCGTCTTGGTGCATGTCCAACGTCATAGTATCGACAAGGTACTCCGTGACATCCATCCACTCACTCACTGTAGATCCGCTGGAGTGCACCCTCTTTGCTGCAATCGGCTCATACCTTGTCAGCCCAGTGAAGGTGGTGGACGTCTTGCCGCTATAAGCAATTACCTCATATGCCTGGTTACTCGTGTAAGGGTGAACCACGATAAAGCCTGTTGTGAAACCGCTTGTGCTAGACACGTAGATCGTGCCGTATTCCCAGGCATCTATCTTTGCAGTCGTGACAGTAGACGCTGACGGATCGTAGGTCCCACCCGCAGTCAGGCTAACGTCTCCAAGCATGCGATCTGCACCAACGAAAAAGCGTAGCTCAAAGTCGGTCCAGGCCGCTGCCGTCCTCGCGTTTTGGTCTGCCGTAGTAGCCATGGCTCAACTCAGCCTTGTGAACTTGATTTCCACGTCAAGGTAATATCCGTTAGACATGTTACTGTAGGTTGGGCGATGCATGATCGCAGATGTGGAATAGGTAGTCCACCCAGGAGTAGCCAGAAACGGGTTCCATACCTGTAGGGACGTTAGAGACTCATATGGATCAGATCCGGTCCAATCCTTGTACCAGTCCCACACCGTTGGCGACATGCGCTCGAACCTGATGGTTACTGACGGATAGCCAACCATTCCACAGGGATTCCCCTGTCCGTCTACACCTGTTGGTTCCGGAAGGTTGAAAATGTACCCATTGCCTACTGGTATTCCGCCAGTAGGCGGCGGAGCACCATTGATTTCAAATGGCATGCCGGCCTCCTATGTACCCCCCATTGCTTCCAGTATCTCGGCAAGGACAAGTCCGCTGATGTAATCTGCGAACGTAGATCCTTCTGCGCTTTCCTCAAACCCTTGCCAGAATAGCCCACCTGCCACTCTACCGACAGCAATGATCGGATCTGGCGCATCGCTCATCTGCTTGATCCATATAGCGTTCAGCGTCACCGGCAGATTCGACTCGGCTAGGTTAGTGTTTAGCGAGCCGACAAAGGCAGTGCTTACTGTTCCAGCAGCAGTATCAAACGTGCCCTGCTCAATCGAGATTCCGGACACCACAGAACTCATCGTGCTAGACAACCCCTTACTGGCGTCTGTGGGACTAAGCCCGCCCAGGAACATTTGCTGCAGCGGACTCTGCAGGCCAAGGGCAGCCAGCACTTCATCGCTCGTCGCAGTGATTCCTTCCTCTGCTAGCTTTCCTATGGCGATATCCACCAGTCTGCCCTTCGCAGCCTCTCTCTCTAGGCTTTGCTTGAATGATGTTATGAATGCTGGCCAGTCGATCTGGTCAGGGTGCATGCCGGCATAGAACTGATCGATCCAATTTGCACCCCATGCCTTGGCTGCGTCGAGACCCTGCGCCTTGACATCCTCGGGGATCATGAACCCCCATTCGCCGCCCGGGTCTTCCATTGCTGCCCGCATGCGCCTGGCAGCCTCATCCCACTTGTCCTTGTAGGCGCCTATGTCAGTCTGCAACATGTCCAGCCCAGTGACGCTGGTGGGCTTTAGCGCTGCCTCTACTAATCCCTTAAACCCCTTTGCGGCATCCTCAAGAAAGCGCTCTCTGTCCTTGGCCGCCTGTTCTGCGTTCTTTGTGATCTCATCCTCTGCGTCCTTGTACCCATCCACCTTGGCCTGCCAGGTGTCTTCCCATCTCTGAATGAACAACTCCGCCTGCCGTCCATCCATCATAGAAGCCTGGGTGTAAACCGTGTCCATCTCGGCCAGGTAGTCGTCGTACATGCCCAGGATCTGTACGTCCGACATCATCCCTGCCAGATCCTTGAACTTGTCGAACCCGGCATCTGCGGCACTCTCTACAGCATCTGCCAGGTCTTCGAGAGACTGTTTCCCCTTCTTGGCACCCTCTTCGATGCCAAGATCAACTGCCCTGGCACGGAGCAGGGTCATCCCTCCCTCTACCCTGGACAATTCCCGCTCGATAATATCCAGGCCGCCAGTGTCACCCAGGATACTCAGCGCCTGTGCCACATCAAGTAGCCCGCTTCGCACGTACTGTAGCTCACTATCCAGCCTGCCTGCGGTCTGGACAAATTGTTCTAGCGGCGTAAGGCTTTCCTTGACAGCGTTTGCTAGCTCATTCTGCGCATCTTCTGCATCTAGTATGGCGTCTCCTGCCTCCGCAGCGCCTGTGGCCAGATACTCGTAAGCCAGAGCTTCTGGTGCACCCCCACCAATTGCCTCTCCACGTGCCGCCACTGCAGCTACATACGCAGCACGTGCAATCTCATCGGCCACAATCTTGGCATATTGTGCCTCGATGTTCATGCCCTCGACAATTTGCTGCACAAGGCCATCTTGCTGCGCTAGCAATAACTGCTGCTCTGACGCTCCCCTGACGAACTCCTGGGCCAGTTCCTGGGCATACTGCTGCGCAACATCTAGCATCTGAGCTTGTTCCTCAAAGCTCAAACCCTGTACCATATTCAGGCGGGCATCAGTCTTGATATATTCTTCTAGCTCACGCCTAGCGTTGGCCAATTCCTTGGCATAGTCCTCTGCCTCTTGCTGCGAGAAAGCATCACCTTCCCCACGCTCGGCCTGAATCAGATCATAGGTAGCCTCAGTGAGGGCATACTTCTCTTCTCCGGCGTCCTTTAGCCTTTGTATGTAAATGGCATATGTGTCAGCACTGGCCGCGACTACGGCAGCATTCTCACGCTCAGATCTCTCCTTTGCCTGCAGGTAAGCAATGTACGTGCCAAGTGCAGCAACGCCAGCTAGCGCCAGGGCAATAGGTCCCAGTAGAGAGGCTAGCCCGGCGCCGGCAGCGGCTGTGCCACCTAGACCTCCAGCAATGCCACCGGCAACGCCTAGTCCACCGGCCAACGATTCTGCCGTGTCGCTCGCCGCTTCCATGCCGGCAGCCCTTAGTTCTATGTTTGCTGCCGCCATGTGCATTCCAGCGGCCCGCATTTCAAGCTCTGCGGCACCGACATGTGTGGCCGCCGCAGTCAGCGCATCCTTGGCCTGCTTGTTCAGACTGGCTGCCATTGCCATGGTCTTGACGTCAGCAACCAGGCGAATACCCTTACCGACTGCTGTGGTCAGCACACCCAAGAACCCGGTGATGACAGCACCCCATACAATGGTAGATGCCGCACCAGGGTGCTCGCCAACATACTCCGCTAAGTCCTTGGCCAGGCCAGCAACCTCCTGCATTACCGGCAAGAGCACGGTGGTCATTTCCCTGCCGATATCTACAATGGATGCATCAAATGACGCCTTGATGTACTCCGCCTGGCCAGAGACATGTTTCGCGTATTCTTCCCATTGCCTGTTGGCTGTATCCAAAGCGCTGGTAGAGTCTGCTGTGTACCCAGTCAGAGCCTTCATCATACCCTGGAATGCCTGAACCTGTGCCCGCTCTGCGTCGGTTGCGGCACCACGTAGCATAATACTCGTGGTCTCGATTGCGGAGATCCCACGTTCCCTGGCCGCTCGCTCAAGCTCAAGTAGAGGGACAAGAGCACGGCTAGCGTTTTGACTCGTCAACTTGGCCACAAACTCTGCCCGCTCAACCTCTGTCAAGTTCTGTGTCGCATCCGCGAGTATACCGATGGCTTCTGCCGTGCCTACAAACTGTCCCTCTGCAGTGGAGAGTACATCCGTCCTACCAAATACCTCGGTGAATAACTCGTCAAGCTCTTTCTTTGCTGTGGCTGCAGGTGCAATCAGGTTCTCAAGTAGCATACCCACACCACGACCAGCCCGCGAACCACGCAGGCCAAAGGCACTGAGTAGCTGGAAAATGGCAGCCGTGTCCTCAAAGCTCGTGTTGGCCTGGTCCGCCCGGGCACCAGCAAAGCTGAAAGCCTGGGCAAGGTCGCTTACCTCTGCCTTTGATACGGCAGCCACCTTGATCAGGGTGTTCACCACCCTGCCGGTCTGATCCATGCTCAACTGGTACTGGGAGAGAATGTCGGTCACTGCCTCTACCGCAGTGCCGTATTCGACGTTACCCAGTAACGCCAGGCGCTGCACCTGATCGGATTGCCTCAGTACCTCGTTTAGCTCTTCCTCCGAATCGACAACGGCACCAGTGGCTGCAGCCCACAGATACAGACCCTCGGCCTGCTCCTGTGGCGTCATCATCGAGACGGTTCCGGCAAGGGTGGTGAGCTTGCGATCCAAAACCTCGGTAAGTTCTGCGTTTAGGTCAAGGTTTCGTGCAGCCTTGCCAAGAGGCTGCGCAAAGGCCAGGTACTTTTGACTGGCCAGTGCCGCTGCAGCACCCATGGCTGTAGCCGTCATAGTCAAGCCACGACCATACGACTCCAACTGGTAACCAAGGCCCCGTAGACCCCATATCTTGCGCTGGATCGCCTGAACAGAGGTGATCGCCCGATCTAGCCCACTCATGTTGACCAGGTCGTCCGTAGTCACACCCATCTTCTTGGCTACTTTGCCAAGGTCAGTAATTGCCCCCTCCGCCTGTCGGATCTTAGCAATAGCCTGCATAGACGGCTTGATCGTTCCCTCTTCCCACATAGATCGGAACGACGCTGTGTACTCCCTGGCGCCATACCGTGAGGCAGTGGCAGTAAATTCCCGCTGTGCCCGGGCTAACCCCTTTTTGTATTCCTGCTCTAATTTCTGAGCATCAGTAAGCGCAGCCTTTTGGGTGCCACTCGTATCAATGCGAGCCTTGAGGACAACGTCAGCCGTGGTCTGGATCTGTTGAAGCTCTTTCTTGACAGCCTGGGCGAATTTCTGCGCTTCCTTTAGCGCATCATCACCCTCCAGTTTCAGAACATACCAGTATTCAGCCTTGCCTGGCATGATACCCTCTCTTGACCGTTACGGTCAAATGTGCTATACTATCCATAGGCTTTGGTGACAAAGTCCATAGGTGCTGATGTGGTGACGATCTGAGATACCGCCCATTACACACCATCGGTCCCTGGACGCAGACGTGCGTCGTGCTTGGCCGGCATGATTGGATGGGAGTAACATAGCGGCATCAGCACCATTTCCTATGTCTGTGGATGGACACGCTGAACGTACTTTGTGAGCAACGCATCGATCCTGGCTTTCATGGCTGTCTCGAATTGCTCATCAACTGGCGCCACCGGCCTGGCAGGCAGGTTCTGCGCCGGTAACCCCACGGATAGCTCGTATGCCCTCGGTTCATCTGCGCTGCCCTCCAGTATCTCTCTGCCGACCATGCCTAGTGGCCTATCTTCCCTGCCGTGCTTTGGGTGCCCACTGTCCACCCATGACATCTTGTATTCTCCGGTGCGCTGCAGAATAGGGTTGGTGCCACTGAACCCCGGCACAAACTCTATCCCCCACTCCGGCCCAAGCTCCATCCACTGCTCTCGTTCCTCAACTGTTGCATCGGCCAGGTCATCCCACGGTCCCTCTGCGGACCCTTCCGTTATGAAGTTCCATGCAAAACCACTACGGATCGGCGCCATGATGGTGTCTACCTGGTCGCTGCTCAGGAATGCTAAGGCGTAAGAAAGCTCAATAGGCTCTTGCCATGCAGAGCTTTCCGGAGGATTAACCAATACCAGCGCAGGCTTGAACCGCACAATAGCAGCAACCTGCTTGCGGACAATGGTCTGGTTGAATCGCCTAAATGTAGAACCCCATGTAAACGCCATTACTTGCCCTTTCCTGTCAGCTTGCGCAGAATCCCCAGTCTCTTCTCTGCCTCTTCCCTGCGCTTTTTATTCCGTTCCTTCGCCGCCCGCAGTAACCCCAGCCTCCTGCTGATTATGGCTGCGTCATGCAAAAAGACGTCATCTTGGGCCAGGATACCACCTGGCTTAGGTAGATGACGCCATTGAAACGCCTGGCAGAGAGTCCACTGCGCAAGCGAGCTATCTATGTCGATCAGGACGTTCCCAGGATCTAGCGGGTCCCACTCTCCTGAGTCGCCATCCTCATCCGCAAGCCAATGTCCAATGAATTTGTCTAGCCTGGCTAGGTCGTCGTGTGCCCTAGCCTTTAACCGAAAGGGACCTGGCCACCACCAAGGACAAACTGTGGGTTGGCCTGATGAGCAACGTCCAGGCATGCCTCAAAGAACCAGTCGCGTGCCCTTTCCCAGTCGGTGGGATCGTCGGTCGCCACCCAGTGATCGGCGTCCAGGTCGAACCACTCAGGGGGATCGTCACCGAACTCGATACCCTTACAGGCATCAAAATCAATACAGCACAGAATGTCTACGGCTTGCAGGCGAGTGATGATCACAGAGGCATGTTCCCAGTCAGCCTTGGTGAGATCCAGGCTTTCCCTCGACATGCCCGTTAGCTCTTCTGCTTGCTCGATCACTTTATCACGTGCCCTGGCCCGGCCCAAAGCCTCAAGCCGGGTTACTGAGTGGCACACGATTGTGACCTTCAGCGCATCCAGTACCTGTTGTTGTTCGATTCTTGGCGTTTCGGCGCCATCTTCCACAGACTCAGCCATGGACTGGCTAGCCCGCTCGACTAACCTTTGCCAGGCTGCCAGTCCAAGTGGCCGATAAACGTCACGTGTAAAAAGGTCAGACACAGGTCCCTCCCTAGTTTAATCTACGATCTATGTTGGCGTGTCGTAGTAATCAGCGTCATACCCGTTTGTGAACAGGAGTGCCCAGTCGATACTGTCACGGCTGACCATGTAGGTCATGCCACCGTCCACAGGTTCCCCACCGGATTTCTCCAGGGGGTAGGTGAGGATGTTGGTGTGGTAGTAAGCAAAAGTGATGGCGTATGGCAGCACAGCATCAGTACCAGATGGTGTATTCTGCCCGGCACAGAACTTGATGGCCAACGGCTCTTGCACGATAGTTGTTGAGAATGTCGTTCCCGCACCCCCACCATAGTAAGCCTTGCGGAACATGGCACCGTCATCGGCGCCAAAGTAGATGTCCATGTTGCCGTTTACCCGGCGCCTGGCAGCCGTGATCTCTTCCGGTCCAGACTGCGTGAGTTTGGGCAATGTACCCTGTTCCCACTGCAGGGTAGTCTCGAACCCGGCAGCCCAATAGGCCACCTGGTTCATGACTACATAACCATCGTCGTTGCCGGTGTTAGGCGTGCCGATGGTGGCAGCGTCAGCCGTGCTCGTCTCAGATCCACCTGCGTCTTGGAACGACAGCGCCACACCCTCGTAGGACATACGCACCAACCCGTTGGCGTCTGCAGTGAACGTGATACTGTTCACCCTAGCATTGATCAAGATCGTGTCCAGGTCAGCACTGGCATTGAACTTGTCCAAGATCGTCATCCAGGGGAAACTGGCCACAGAGTCAATCGGCTTGAAGATGTGTGTATTTGGCCAGTTGGCATCGTAGTCACCTACGAAAGGCCCGGTTCCGCTGTCGTCAGCGCTAGAGTCGTAGCCCAACCAGGCCGCTGTCAGCGGCTCGGTCGTCCAGTGCAGGGTGAACGATCCGGAGTCAATGGCAATGGAGAACTTGTTGGTAGAAAAGGTCACGGTATATGTGCCCGTGAGCGTAGTGTCACCGTCCAGCGCAGCCTTTATGCCGGCAGTAAGCTGCGTGTCGGTGTATGCAGTCAGGTACGACAAGGTGGCGCCAGTCCCGGTCACCAGGTTGACGGCAATAGGCCCGCCGCCACTGTCAGTGATGGAGATCACGTCATTCACCGTAGGAATGATGACATACGGTCCCTCTGTTGGTGCCATGCCAAAGGCTCGTAAGATGAACCCCGCATTGCCCGGGCGGCAGCGTAGCTCGCCACGAAATGTGGCACCCTCATGGCCAAAGCGCTCAGGCTTTGCCACGTCGATGCCACTGGCGCCGATCTCTGCCTCCGGTTCCTCGTCTTGCACAATCTGTGGTTCCCATGAGAATGCTGTGTGCAGGATGCCAAAGAATGCTGATGCAGCCGTATCCTTTGCAGTCTGAATGGCAAACCCGACATAGCCCTCATCACCAGTTGGTGTGGTCATCGTCTACCTCCAGGTCAGAATCGTCTGGCACTTCCTCGACAACGTCCAGCCATTCCTCTTCTGGCTCATCCTCTTGCACAGCCTCTACCTCTACATGTCTCGGGCTGACAATCTTGTCCGAAAAGTGGGATAGAACCAGCAACTTCTCTACAAGCTCGTCGTCGTGCACATCCACGGCATTGCCATAGTTGAGGACCATGCCAGGTAGGCGGCCATCGGTGAAGTCGATGCCAGTGCCTACATAGTACAATCGTTTCATGGTTCTAACTCCAACTCCCATCGTAAGGTGACACTGAACTCACGTCGCAGGTCATTGATGTAGGTTCCGGCCAACCCGTATGCGCTTGGCCTGGCTTTCATTACCTTCTGCCCTGTTACCGGACAGGCCACCGATGGGGTCCAGCCCATCACACACATCCGCAGTCGCCTGGCAAAGGTGCCGGCATTGGCCTTTGCACTTTGCAAGAAAGTGTCAACATCGTTGTTCGCTAACTGCAAGATCTCTGGTGTGAAAACCAAGTAGGCATAGATGGTGAATACTTCCCTGGCAAAGCCTACTGGCGAGCCAATCACCATGCCACGGTCGATGCCACCGATGTACTCCAGCCAGACAAAGGGCATGTCTTGGGTAGGCAGGGTTGGTATGACCTCTCCCGCCACCCTGACGAACCTCTTGATCTGCAGGTAGAAAGGATCGGCATAAATACCATCTGGTCCCATCCGGTCGCCAAGGCGCTCGAACAGGGCACTCTCTACCAGCGTCTCAAAAGAATCAGTAATGGCTGTCATTTCCAGTAGATCTCTTCCCACCAAGGCAGGGCAGTAGGAGACAGGACCAGATCTTGCGTGTCCTCATCCTCATGGTCGATTAGTACGATGTTGGCAACTGCCGTTGCCTGGCTGTCGAGCCTTACACCGATTGCTGCCAGCGCAGACGTCATCTTTTCCCTGGCGGCCTTGACTGTCATGCGTAGAGAGGCTATGGTGCTCTCTGTCTGCACCATCAGATGTAGCCCGCTGGCGCCGGCACCTTGTTGCTGTGTAGGCTTTGCGGTCCAGTGGTACAGCATCTGCTCTAGCGCATAGTACTCGGTGGCAGCCAGGACAGCCTCGACCCTGGCACTGTCCGTGACATCATCTATGCTGGCAAAGCGGCAGACACGGAGTGCGTAGTCGATGGCGTCAGTGTAGTCACCCTCTGTCTGCTCATCACCCTGGCCAGTATAGGTCATGTGACCACCAAGCTGGCCTAGCTTGCGACTGACTGTTGCGGCAACCTGCCGCCTGGTGATAGACGCCATGTGCTACCCCTCTACTCTTCCACTAGGCCCGCTTCCTGCAGCCTCTTTGCCTCTACCACGTGCACCTTGTGCGCATCCTCTCTCGCGCCCTGCACCACCGGACAGTCTAGCCCATGACGCCGCATTGCCGTCGCCGGGTCCAGGGTTCCAGGCTGCAGTTTCCAGCCGCACTCGCACTGGTACTCGTGCCACTTCTCGCCGTGCATGGCCAGCCAGTGCTCGCTTTGGAATAGGGCACCGCACTCCGCACATTGGTGCAGTGCGGTGCCCTTGGGAACACGCATGATATAGCGTAGCTGCAGCAGTTTCTCGTCGTTCCGACCACCTTGCAGTTGGAACACCTGCTGCCTGCTCAGGCGCAGATCCCGATACTGAAACTCGGACAGCGCCTTGACAAAGTCATCGCCGGCCTTTTCGGTGACCTCAGTCACCTTGGCCGATTTGGAAGATGTTGCCACAGGGCACCCCCTCTTCTACGCAGCCTAGTCGGCAGCGTCACTCATGAACAGTCCGGCATTGGGTGCCGTGACTTTCATGTCCCAGTACTCGATGATCTCCAGCAGGTCGCCCATGTCGGCCAGCGGCTCGCGCCTGCGGCGGATATAGCGGCTCGTGCCAAAGACGGTCTTCCAGACGAACTGATAGCCAGCCGCAGGGGTCCGCAAAGACGGTCGTGGCGGCTGGTAGAGCAGCAGCGCATCGTCGTCCCAGTGGGCGGAGTAGGTCACGCTGGCCTCGGCAGTGCCCTCGGGATCGTCGGTGTAGATGCTGGTGCCGATCTCGATGCGTCCCAGTTCCAGCAGTTGGGCCACCAGGTTGGGGGTCACGATGGCGGGCGATGCAGAGCTTGACCCGTACTGGATACGGGTCAGCATGTCAGGATGGTCCGCGAGCGCATCCCAGGTCAGGTCGCCCAACACAAGCAAGTTGGGATTGCGGGCAATCTTGCGCCGGATCGTGCGCTTGCCTGTCCGCAGGTCCACGATGGGCGTGCCATCGGTATAGTCGGACCACTTGGTGAAGTCGGTGCCGCCAGCCCAGTCCGTGCCCCACACGCTGGTCGTCCAGAAGCTGGACACAAAGTGAGTTTCCTTGGCAGCGTCCATCCGGTCTACCAGGAACTCCATGCCATCCCGGTCCACGTCGAATGGCTGATCGGTGTTGGCCCGGCTCTCGTCAGGGATCGGGTGACCCAAACCGTACTTGCGGCAGAAGTACGTGTCGGTCAGATCGACTTCGTAGCCGGCCTGTCGTGGTGCTTCCATCGGCGCTAGCTCATGTGCCGCTGCCCGAAACCAGTGTGACTGGTCGTACTTGGGCACAATGTCGCTGCGTGCGTTGACAGGCACTGCCGGAAAGATGCGAGACGCAATGTACATCTCGTTCATGTAGGCAATGCTCATGTTGGTGAGCGGCCTGTCAACGTGCTTGTCGTTATATCCTGGCTGTGGCATTGTACTAACCCTCCATAGAGTTTCTGAGAAAAGCCTAGATCACAACCTGCCCATCACCACTAGGGCGTGTAGGTCCGGTTGGTCTGGTTGCCCATGACTGGCCAGACAAAGGCTTCGATGATTTCATTGGCCGCCGATGCCGCAGACAGTGCCCGGCCAATGACAACCTCGTCCGCTACGGTCTCGTCACCGTTGAGAGTGGCTGCCAACACCCGGCCAGCCTCTGCAGCGGTATCGCTGCCCTCGGCAACGAGATAGTCACCGATGCTGATGGCCTCCCCGGCAATAACCTTGGAGTAACCGAACACGACCACTTCCCCCATCAGGTTGTCGCCAACGGCATCCTGCAGCACACCGATGACCTCTCCACCATCCCCGCTAGCTGCGGGCGGCACCCGAATCTCGCCACTGCTCAGTTCCACAACCTTGAACTTGTGAGCACTGAGATCGGCGGCAGTGATGATCCCACGCCTGATGTCAAACGCTCCCTTTACTGCCATGTTTCAGACTCCTTCTGATGGTATACCTGGCTAGCCGTAGCTGTCCAGATCTAGTCCGCTGGCGGCTCGCTGCTGCCAGAGATCAGCCCGACCCGGTACTGCTCAACCAGGGCAGGGTTCTCATTCATGACCTCAGTCATGATCTCGTTGTACGTGGATGTGCCAATCTTGAGCGCCACCCCACGTTCCTTCGCCTTGACATCCATCAGTGCCTGAATCCGTGCAAACGGGTCATGTCCAGCGGGCGCCTGCTCACTGGTCCCCCTGCTACGGAAAGCGTCTGATTGAGCCAAGGCAGCGTCGGCAGTCGAAAGCGTGGTCCTGAACCACTCCAGGTGCTCACCGTCAGGGTCAACACCGACCAGCCAGGTCATGTGTTCGGCATACTCGCTGATCTCAACACCTAGTGCTGAGTAGCCTTCTGCCTCATGGCTGAAACGCTCGACAACACGCTCTTGGCGCATCTGTTCGATCCTGGCGTCTCGCTCTGCCACCTGCCCGGTCAAGGCACCGATCTGCCTGGCAAACTCTTCCTGCTGTTCCTGCAATGCCGTGAACTGCTCGATGCTCACGGTCTGCTCTTCACTACCCGGCATGTTTGTACCCTCCTGTGAATAGAGATCTACATTCCACTCCCACAGCGCAATGTGCCGACTAAGGCGATCCGGCTCGTGCTCTGCCATGTCGATATAGGCTTGCTGCACCAGGCGCCTGTCGTACTGCAGCTTGTAGCCATCACCATAGGATTTGACACGATATCGCCACGGCTCACTGTCTGTGTCCAGATAGGCACTCCTGGGGTACTCGTTTCCGTCATCCCCCTCTTGTGCCTCACATAGCGCCAAGGCAAGGTAGAACTGCACTCGACGCTCTTTTCCAAGGGCAAAGAACATCTGCCCTAAAGGACCTATTGGATGCTCTGCGAACCCGGCTAAATCGCTGACCCTAAACCCCAGGTCTTCCACCAGGTGCCACGCTTCCTGCACGTGATCTAGGACCTCTCCGGTTTGATCCTCGTCGCCCGCTGGTCGCATAGAGAAGGTTTCTACGATCCTGGCTGCAGCCCGGTCACTATACATGGCAGTAGCTTCACCAAAGAATGGATAGTTTGTGACTGCAGCGCCGACCAGGGTAGGACCAACTGCCATGCCGGTTGTGATGTCCTCAAAATCCCACACGATCTCTGGAGAAAGGTACTCGAATGCGCCGGCCTGCAATAACTCGGTACCCTTGGGGGACAGATCAAAGTAGGCATATAGCCCACCTTCGCCTATCTCTAGCTTGATGATACTGCCGATCTTGCCAGCTATCTCATCATGCTCAATGTTGAGAGGCAGATTCTTGACAAGACCAGGTATCTCCGCCCGCTTGTCAAAGTTCATGAGCATCTGCTGCAGGATAACCTCGGTGATCGGGTCCCTCTCAGCACCCCATCTGTAGTAACCACCGGGCATCAGAGGCAAGAGCATGACAGGCTCGCCTGCCAAGACCTTGTCTGCAGAGTACTCATCTACCCATCTGGAATTGTCCTCTTGGGCCATCAGCGCAGCGATCTGCTTGTTTGCGCTCTCTTCGGAGTCATGACAGCCAAGAACTGCGCCTGTTGGGGAGACAACGGCAATCTGTTCCCGCCCGCATTCAGAGTGCCCCTTGATCTTATCGTAAGGCATGTGTGCTAACCCTCCATAGCATTTTAGACCAAAACCGAAACTTTGTCAAGGCCAAACTGGCTGGCGTATACCTGCTGTAGCTTCCACTGAGATCTTGACCACGATATGGTCCGGATCGCCACAGTTGCACGGCAGCGTCTCTCGCGGCATATCGTCTGCTCGCCTGAACAGGAACCTAGAACCGCACGGCATAACGATGCCCAACATAAATATGTTGCCGGCATCCCAATCTATGCCGTCATTATTGGCCAGGTTTCTGGCATGTTTCTCTAGGCGTGCGTACACAACGTCTACCTGGTCACTAGATGCGGCACTCACATTGACGCCGACAAAGCCTCTCCTGCGCTCGCCACTCATCACCGTGATGACTGGCCTGGGCACCGTGAAATCCATCATGATACAAGTGCGGGGATGAGCTTCACAAGCTCTGGCGCTGCAGCCACGAGCACCTGAAACGCTGCCGGTGCCAACCTTTTCAGTCCCTCGGCAAGAATGTGTACCAGGCGTCCGTTAGGCTCGTCTTTTTCAAGTTCTGCCCGCAGTGCAGACAGGGACATCGTAGCCTCTTCCTTGTCACCCAAGGGCATTCTTCCACTGGCGATTATGGATGCAGCCGCTCGCCAGGCATCAGGCGTTACGGTGATTTTACTGCCACCGACCATGTCTCCGTGTATCTCTACTTGCGCTTTGTCTCCAAACTCTATGCCCACTATCCCCCCTTGTCTCCACCAACCATGTCTCCGCCGACACCGACCTGCGCACTGTCCCCGAACGATATGCCTGTTTTGGACAGTAGTTCCCTGGTGATCGCATCCACCTGGTCAGTGTCTCTGCCGGCCACAATGGCCATGTATTGGGCCATCAGGCTGACCATCTGTTGGATACCTCCGACACACCGCGACAGCGTCTCGACCTGTTGAGATAACGATCTGATATCGTCACGTAAGGTGACCTGTCCACCCTCTATGCCAACAAGCAGTTGGCGTACACGTTCTTCCTCTCTGACTTTGCGCTCGGTGACTTCAATCAGTCTAGTGATACTATCGTTGTGTCCCTCTGCTGCCATGAAATCCTCGCGTGCCGTAAAGACTTTTGCTCCATGTCCACTATAACCTCTATGGCACTCGTTACCTCATCTAATCGTCCCTGTGCCCTTTGCCGTTCTGCCTCCAGCGTGTCCACTATACGGTCTAACCTTGATACCGTCACCCAGGACACAAAAGCAACTAGTAATAGGATCACAGATGTATAAACCGGATATGTTGCACAATGTCCAACACAATAGATGATCGTTGCCGCCTGAACCACGAGCCACACGCCGAACGACGCATGCGGCGACACAGTGATCGGCGCCATAACAATCAGCAGGGCAAAAAAGACGGTCGATCTCCCGTAGAAGAGACAGTTGGGGTCCACCTCGCTAATATAGCCGGCGACAAAGAGGGCTAACAACAACACGCTGCCACGGACCCGGTAATCCACCCGCTTTAGGAGAATCACTGCCAGCGATGAGAGAAGCGCAATCCCACTAGCCCAGTACAGCCTGTATTGAACCGCAGTGTTTTCTCCGGCCAGATATGCATATACACCACCTACAACTGCGGCAACGACAAGCCATCGGCTTATAAGGTCCAGTACCAGGTTGCGCCGTATGTGTTTCGATAGGACGCCAGCAGATGTTAATTGCTCAAAACTCTTCACCTTGATTGGCCACATCTTATGACCTCGCAGACGGTCTCACCACAAACCTGTACACGGTTCCCACAAACTCGCCATTGGCAAACTCTACCTCTGGCTCTGCCACATATTCGCCGCTTTGCGAGAATGTCCCCTGGACTATCGTCACTGTAAACTGTCCGGCTGTACCGTCCCCGACTATTGAGCCGACCAGTATTGTGGTTTCTCCATCCGGCTTTGTTATGTGACATTTAACAGCACTGGCAGTTTCAAGAGACAAGATGGCGCCATCTTGCCTGTACATTGTAAAGGTTACTATGGCACCCCAATCACCTTTGGCAGGAGTTACTGTATCCATTTACACCCCCGATATGTAACATTCTATCGCCAGATCATACCACACTCTACTGGGAGATCCGTCTTCTGTATAGACATGACTTGTGCCAGACTCCAGTTCCGTGCAAACATAACTGTCTGCATCTAGGGAGATCACTATAGCAAAGCCAATGGTCACCGTTGGGTCCAGTCCGTAGCCGATGGCATAACCGCTGGTGGGACTGATCACCAAACTGCTCTGAATGACCCATGGGTCCAGCCCATAGCCGATGGCGTAGCCGCTGGCAGGCGACAGGGTGATACTGCCAAGCACCACCGTTGGGTCCAACCCATAGCCGATTGCGTAGCCCGCTGCAGGCTGCAGTATTATATCGCCAACAATAACGGTGGGGTCCAGCCCGTAGCCGATGGCATAGCCACTGGCCGGGGAGACGGTGATACTGCCCAGGACGACTGTTGGGTCCAGCCCGTAGCCGATTGCGTAACCACTGGCCGGGGAGACGGTGATACTGCCCAGGATGACCGTTGGGTCCAACCCATAGCCGATTGCATAGCCCGCTGCAGGCTGCAGTATTATATCGCCAACAAGGACGGTGGGGTCCAGCCCGTAGCCGATTGCGTAGCCGCTGGCAGGCGACAGGGTGATACTGCCAAGCACCACCGTTGGGTCCAACCCATAGCCGATTGCGTAGCCGCTGGCAGGCGACAGGGTGATACTGCCCAGGACAACTGTTGGGTCCAGCCCGTAGCCGATTGCATAGCCCGCTGCAGGCTGCAGTATTATATCGCCAACAAGGACGGTGGGGTCCAGCCCGTAGCCGATGGCATAGCCACTGGCCGGGGAGACGGTGATACTGCCCAGGACGACTGTTGGGTCCAGCCCGTAGCCGATGGCATAGCCACTGGCCGGGGAGACGGTGACGCTGCCCAGGATGACCGTTGGGTCCAGCCCGTAGCCGATGGCATAGCCACTGGCAGGCTGAACTACAACGTCTCCGCCAGCAACCACCGTGGGATCAACACCATAACCGATGGCGTAGCCACTGGCCGGGGAGACGGTGACACTGCCCAGGATAACTGTTGGGTCCAGCCCATAGCCGATTGCGTAGCCGCTGGCAGGCGACAGGGTGATACTGCCCAGGATGACCGTTGGGTCCAGCCCGTAGCCAATTGCGTAACCACTGGCCGGGGAGACGGTGATACTGCCCAGGATGACTGTTGGGTCCAGCCCATAGCCGATTGCGTAACCACTGGCAGGCGACAGGGTGATGCTGCCAAGCACCACCGTTGGGTCCAGCCCGTAGCCGATGGCGTAGCCACTGGCAGGGGAGACAGTGATGCTGCCCAGGATGACCGTTGGGTCCAACCCATAGCCGATTGCGTAGCCCGCCGCAGGCGATATGGTGACTCCCGCAGGCGCAGCGGTTACGATCCAAAGAAATCTAGTAATGTCGGCGCCAGCCCCAACAAGTACTGTTGGGTCCAGCCCGTAGCCGATGGCATAGCCGCTGGCCGGGGAGACAGTGATGCTGCCAAGCACCACCGTTGGGTCCAACCCATAGCCGATTGCGTAACCACTGGCCGGGGAGACGGTGATACTGCCCAGGATGACCGTTGGGTCCAGCCCGTAGCCGATGGCATAGCCGCTGGCAGGCGACAGGGTGATACTGCCAAGCACCACCGTTGGGTCCAGCCCGTAGCCGATGGCATAGCCGCTGGCAGGGGAGACGGTGACGCTGCCCAGGATGACCGTTGGGTCCAGCCCGTAGCCGATGGCATAGCCGGCTGCGGGTGTGACAATGACCTCGTTAGGTGAAAAGGTAAGACTTGGATTGCTATAGGTATAGCCATCCAGGGGAGTACCATCATCAAAGGCTATGCGGATCTCGACGGTCTCTCCAGCGCAAGCTGTCGTGAACTTAAAAGAAAACTCGTTCTCTGACTCCTGGCCATTAGCAAACTGATATTCAGGTGACTGGCCGTCATCAATCCAGTAACCCTCATCAAATGTCCCGCTGCCCAATTCCTGGGACGTGGCTTGATCGTTTGTGCGGTATGGGTGATCCGCCGACTGAACATACGTGTCAGACCCGGTGATGGCGACCCAATTAGTGCCACCATCAATGGTCCGCTCCATACGGTAGCCGTCTGTCTCCACCTTATCGCCGGAGTTATACAGCAAGTAACGTATGGTTATAACCGTGTCGATCCAACTGTCTGGATCAGACAGGGTTACGTGAGCATTCTCTATCCAGTTCCGACTGTCAGTTGCCTGGGCAAATCTCCAGTCGGTGCATGCAGTATTAGGTTGCCCCATCTCGTAGCAGTTTGTTCCTAAACTCTATAGCCTGCCGATGCCTCGCTTGCCATACGGCAGTCGGCAGCATCTTGCCCATCTTGACCAGGCCGCTGCTCACAGCCACGTTGATCAGGTGTACCAAATCACAATCCCAGGTCGCCAGACCTAGTAGATCCTCAATAACGTAGCCAATCATCCCTGCTGTGTCCATCCCAACAACACAGTCGCCATCCATTCTATAAAAGTCGCACGGACTACGACCCATTGCGCCATGCCGCAAAGTCCACCCGGTATCGGGATCATAGTAGATGACGATCTGGACGTCATACCACGGTGCCTGATGCCACTCTCCACTAAATACACTGCCGTCACCATAGATGATGTGGATCATGGCAACACCTACGTTGCCTCGCTCATGCCCGTTATCGGGTTAGCGCCGGCATCTGTCGTCGGCGTCCTGTAATAAAACACCGTGACACCGTCTGCCTCATATACGTCGATGTTTCCACCACTAGGCGACACCTTGTTGGTGAAAAAGGCGACCATGCCATATGGGCTTTGCTCATCATAGGTGTCACCATCAGATGAGTCCTCAATACTGCCGTTAGCACGTCTCCAGACATGATCGGCAATCCGGTTGAACAGGGCAGTTGTCAGATCGTTCTGGCCCGCTACCCTGAACCCGATAACAGGACCTCTCCACGGCAGGACGCCATCACACACCCCGGTAAACCAGCCATAGCCTTCCGTGTCATTGTTGATCGATGCACCACCAGACGCCGGGATCTCGATGGTATACATACCATCCCCCTGGTTCGTCCAGTCGTAATCCCCGCTGGTGGTTGGCGTTACAGCGGTCTGCGTGAATGCGCCGGCAGCAGTGACAAAGTTCCACACCAAGTCCATACCAGACTGGTTATAGACTATCGCCGTCTCTCTGGACTTGAAATCGGTATCATCGATCAATGGCAGAATGTTGACTGGGACTTCCGCCAAGGCCGCGTCTACGTTCATCCACATATCAGGCATAGTTGCCTCCCACTCTACTGTTGTTGGGCATAGACTTGCCAGGGATTGCCGGCTGCCTCTGCGGCGGCCAACAACTCGATGGCACAAATGGCCCAATATGAAGTCGTCCCGATTGTCCAGTCAATGGTATCCGATCCGCCAGTTGCAACTTCCTCTCCAGCGACATAGTTTAGGCTTGCCGTACCATTGTAACCCTCATATCTTTCTGTTGTTCCAGTCCCAGGAGTGAAAGCAAGGTCAGAGTTTTGATGAACAATGGCCCCGCCACAGATCAGGCTTCTTGCGCTGCCCGTACTGAATGTACAACTCGGATTGGTCCCCAGGCCAGTGGCACTGCCAACGCTCGCGCCAACTCCATTATTGGCGCCCCAATACTCGCTAATGATGATCGACAGACCACTGGCTGCCTCGCTGGCTGTAGCAACAACATTCGCTGTTGTGTTGCTCGGGTTGTCGAGGGTCCAAATCTCGACCCGAACCGTGTTTGCGCCAGCAACCTCATTGTCGGCTACCGCACGGTAAGTGAACGACTCTGACGTGTTGAATACAACGCTGTCAATGTGCGTTGTAGTAGAACCTGCATCGTCAATGCTGACATACGCAACCAGGGTGCGGTCAACACCACTCCCGACTGCCAGGTTCGTATACGTCACGGTGGCCGACCCTGCTGTCTGTACCGCAACCGTTTGTTTGTGTAGAACTGACGCTGGCCGAAGTGCTGATAGAATTGCCACCCAACTGCGTGACGTACCAAAGGTACCCTGCTGACTTCCAGTATCTCCGGCAGTTGCCTGGACGTAATAAGAGAACTCGTTAAGCTGAGTCTCCCATTCCTCAGTAAATCCAGATGGCTGTGTGATGCCAAGTGGATTCAACTGACTGCTCGCCGCCCATATCAACAAGGCGTTGTCAGATTGGGTAGTAATGCCAGGCGCGGTTGGAGTGGTACTGGCGCCAGTGCCCGCACTCGCAGCCACGTCAATGGGGGTAATGTTGTCTACTCCAGAGCACCTGGCTATTCCGCCTTGGACATTGCCGACAGACGTTGTCCAACTCCAGGTATACGAACTCGGCTCTCCGGCTGCGTTTGCGATAACCTTGTAGTATTGATGCCCTGCTGTCCAGTTATTTTGGTAGAACTGTTGCTTGATGACCACCCAGTCGCTTGGTGCGGTGAACGACTCAGAGGCATTGTGGGCAGTCATGAAAGACGCAACCAGCACGTCTCCGTTCTGGACACCAGAAGGTTTATTGAATGCGATCTCGGTTACATTGGCGTCTGTTGCGGTTGTGTACGACTCAACGACAATATCCATGTCTAGATCCCTGGACACCAACCCGAACAGGCATCCCTGTCGGTCCTCCGTATGGCAAACCGATCCTTACCTCCCTCCCTCGGCGGAACCGTGCAGCGCTAGGGTGCCCGCACCCACTGGGTGGACCCAGGTTCGCTACTGCACGATCCCGCCCGCAAGGAGAAGAGACTGGCCCACTCCGCCTGGCTACGGAGCGGCCTGCCGCAACTGCATTTCCAGGTTCTGCAATGTCAGCGCCTGCCCATCCGACACGCTACGGTCACTCGTCAGATCCCAGTAGAAGATGACGAGACGGTTGGCCACTGTAGCGTTGTCATCGGTGAGCACTGCATACCGTGCACCACCACCCGATGATGGGATAGGCCCGCCCGATGCCGTCCACACCACGTCCTTGATCTGCACAAAAGCGTAGTCGTTGGTGTCGTCTTCGGTGTGCACATCAAAATCAGTGGCGCCGGGAGTCAACTGGTACCCACCATCAGCGTACCCGTTGCCAGTGGCGATCTGTGTGCCGTCCGACATCGTATTTGTGTCGGCATCCGGTGCCGTTGCGCTTGTCCACAGCGCAACGTAGAGATAGGTAGGCATCGCGTCGGCACGCACTGCCCAACCCAATACAGTGAACAGACCCTTGTTCGTGAAACCTGCAGCCATGCTAACCCCCTCAGTGCTAGTCTAACTACTCGTCAAGCCACACCCTGGCTATGGATATTGGTGGCTCGTCCTTCACAATATCTGCAAATACAAAGTGGCCCGGCCCAGTTCCTCCTGAAACCGTCCAGGTGACATTGCCTGCATCTGTGATAGTCCGAACTCCAAACTCACAACCTCTTCCTCTAACTGATGTGGTATGCGCCAGTCTCCTGACTGCTCGTAAGTTTGCCACGCATCCACGCACTGTTGCATACCAAAGGCTTTCAGCGGCTCTGGCAAGGCGCTGACCCTGGCGACTAATGAATTGTACCAATCTTGCAATGGACTCCCTCATCATTGAGTTTCCAAGAACCTGGCCACAGTCCTACACCACCGGCAGAAATCGGGATCGTGGTTAGATCGCAACGTGCGGTACACGTCATCCGAACTTGCGCCAGCCGCCACAGCGTTCTCGATAGCTGTGGCTATGTCAGGGTGAGACTCGACCATGTTTTCCCATGAGGACTGCCCGGCTGCAGCCTCAAGCCTCTGCAGAGCTTCTGCTTTGTCCGCCACCTGGTGCGCTACGTTTGCCATTTCAAGCCTCCTAAATGTGATGCCCTATTATACCACAATAAGGGTCCCGCTGTCATCTTTTTGTAAGTGACACCTACAGTTCCCATCACACTCTGTTCCAGTGCCAGGCAAGATCCCGCCTGTATGCCTCATCAGCGTCCGCATGTTTTCGTAGGTGATGTCACCAAACAGATTGCAGTCCTTACAATGTTTGGCCAATGGGTCAGTCACCCACCGGATCTTGTGCACGTCGCCACCTAGCAAGAGGTAGGCTGTAGCACCCACCCATATAGCCCGCCAGAATGCACCAGCATACTGGCCAACGTGCCCACGCTTGCCGATCAGTAGTCCCCTAAAGGCGTCTCGCTTTTCCAGCTTGTCGGCCACAAAGGATAGCTCGGCAAGCTCTGCCAGGTTCACCCTGTGCTCGATTGCCACACCCAGGTGGGTGTCCATCCACTCGTCGTTCGCCGCAAGCTCGTAGTCGATTTCTCTGCGCTGCTCAGGAGGAATCGCTGAACTTTTGAAACCAAGTTCATAGCCACGTGGCAGCCATTCCCAGGCCAGCTTTTTCAATAGCAGGGACAACGCCACAACCCTCTCTGGCCATTCCTTGTCGTACCAGGCGCCAATGTCCTCTGGCGCCACGGCTGCGAACTCGGCGGACGTTTCATCTAGCCAGTACTCGTACTGATCGGTGAGCGCTTGCTTGTAAGCATCGGTAGCCGCCTTGTATCGATCCAGTAGGGTGCGCCTGCCGAACTGCTCTATCTGCGTCCTGGCGTCCTGTTCCTGCTCAGGGATGCCCGGGCCGGCAACCACGTCCTCACCCTCTTCTGCTGGTGCTGGCGTAACCGGCTCACCCTCGGGTGTGATATCCACAGCCCTGCGTGGTAGCCCGGCAAGCTCTCGAATGTACTGCTCAAGTGCCAGATCCACCGTGATGACCTGGCTGCCCGCCAGTTCATTCACGACCTTAGATATGGTCTCCAGGTCCACCCGGCGATTGATCGACGTGGTGATCTCTGGATACCCGGTGATGCCCGGGAACGGGTTGTACATGAAGAGCGTAGGCACTGCCCACCTGGTGAAGACCTGGCTGATCGTCTGGAGAAAGCCAGTGACAGCAATGAAAAACATGTCACCCAACTCGCGGGCCAGGGCATAACTGCCTTTCTCCCTGGTCCCCAGGAGTAACCAGGACGCCAGCGCAGCCCGGGCTATAGCCTCATCCTTGCGCTGGATGACCCGATCAGAGTCTGCGGTGACACCTGTCATCTTTGGTGTCTCGAACCTGAATGTCAGAATCTCGCCTTCCTCAATAACTCCCGTTGTGTCATTCTTGTGAATGCTCGACAGAATCTGCCTGGCACGCTTCTCGTGGCTATTGATCGGGTCCGCAGTGTTTGTGGTGGCACCCTGGCCAAGGTTGACGACTGGCGTGCCCATCAGCGCACGCTGCAGGCCAATAGCCTCTATGCGCTCAATCTCGACCTTGTAACGCCAGTCCCTGTAAGCAGGGCGTAATACACTGAACCCCTCGGGGTTGTTCCCCTCTTTGGTGGTCCTGAACAGTAACGATTTCTCCAGGGGAATGAATGCAGGCGCTCTGCCCAAGCGCTCTTGCCACATCCCGTTGATCCCACCATCCTCTGTCATGTCCCATTCCCATAGGGACGTCTGCTTGCGTAATGCAATCTTCCTGAACCCGATTCTGCCATCGTTGTGGGCAGACTCAGGTAGGTTCCGGCCTGGACGCCGGCCTAGCCGTCGCTTTAACACCCATTCCATCAGCGACCAACCAAAGGCAAACATCGTGGTGGCCTCGGTGAGCACGTCATCCAGCGACGTAGACATGTCGTGCAGGCATGACTCCACAAACTCTGCAGCCTCACGATCTGTCGCTAGATCGCTGACCGGGTTGACTCGCCACTGAGCCTCACGGATCGGTAACGTCAAGGCCATGAGGACACCACTGACAGTAGAGTCTGTACGACGCATCGTGTCGAACTCTTCTGCACCCTGCTGTCCACGCAGTTCCTGCAGCGGCTCTTCCATAATCATGCCGCTCATGAAGTTTAGGCCGGACCAGCCACGCTCAATAAAGACGTTGCTACTCGGGTGCTCTATCTTCTGCGGTATTGGCTCTCTCTGTGGTACCTGCTCGTCTGACATACTCTATCCCCTAAAACGCAAATGGATCTTTGCCGACATGTGCCCCACTACTGGTAACCATCTCCGCCCGGGGAGCTTCCACTGTCCGTGGTACACCACCGGGTGCAGCCAGGGTTCTGACCATTTCGAGCGCATCTGGCCCATCCACAAAGTCGCCCATTGGATACTGCCATAGTTGATCGTAAAGCAATGATTGCTCGATTGGTACTGCCGCCGATGGCTCTTTGAACAGTCGTAGGTAGCCATTGGTTAGGTCTGGTTGAAGCGAGTCGATCCTGGCCTGCTTGTTCGCAGTAGACCTAACCTCAACTATAGGCAACCTGAATCCAGATGAGAGTAGATCCTGGCCGGCACGAGAGGCAAATAGCTTCTGGAACTGCACGGTCTCGACAGCATAGCCGTTGTATTGCTTACCACGCTCTAGCCAGTAACGTATACGCATGCCCATGTAATCGATCACCCTATCTGGATGCAGGCGCTCGATGTGGGCGTGTACCACGAACATCATGTTGTTGGGTGCCACGAGAAGGTCTATCAATGCCGTGTATGCACCTTGATGTGTCTCGCCCAGCGACGGGTCACAGGCGCCATACAGGCGGCATTGAGCCAGGTTCACTCGATGGCCACTGTCACTCGGTACCAGGTAGGTGTAGTTGCGCTCTCGTTCATAGTGAAACCAGTGGAACTGTTTGAAGAGCCTGTCATCCTCATCTACAGGCTCATTCTGCATTTCTGCAGAAAACGACCGTATACGCCTGCCCTGTGCGTCGGCCTGCTCTCCGGCCAGCATCAACTGTAGGGTGTAATAGTCAAAGCGCTGTGGCCAAGATACCTCGGTGCCCTCCAGCATTTCCTCTTTATGCTCGTGGTAAAAGTTCCTGGCTGTGGTCTCTCGATTTTGGTCAAAAAGGTCAAAGAGCTTGGTACGCCATTCGTCCCACAGATCCTGCCTATCAGCATGCGACAACAGGGCACGGTAAACCCTGGCACGCACGCCAGGCCGCTTTACCATCCACGCCTGGATGCAGTCATAGTGCAGGTGGGTACCGATGTAGACGTAGTCGCACGATTTTGGATCGCCGGCCTTTTCGACAGCCCTGGTCACCCACTCTTTGGCTTTCTGCCGCTGAGTGGGAGAGCGCACCATGCTGTCGTTCTCCAGGTCGTCCAAGACGATCAGTTGCGGGCGCATGTGCCCATGGCGGCGACCACGGATCTTCTGGCCAGTGCCCAATGCCTCGATACGCACGTTGTTGCTCGTGACGATCTCTGCGGCACCCCACGGCTGGCCGACAAAGTCACCCCAGTCAGCCTGCAGCTTCTCGTTGTGCTCGATCTCTTCCTTGAGAGATTGCAACTCCAGCTTGGCCTGGTCAAAAGAGTCCTTGGTAAGAATGATGTAACCCTTTGTCGGTGTACGATCCTTACCCATCACGCCGAACGGGTCCCTGCCAACCAGGCACCAAAGCGTAAACCCAACACAGACAATGGTGGACTTACCAAAACCACGTGGCAGGCTCTGAGCGAGACGATCAGGGTAGTTGTTCGTGACGGCTTGCTGGACCTCGTCTACCAGGTCCCAGTGACACAGTGCCCACTCATCACTAAAGTAGTGCGGCAGATAATACTTGAGGAAAAAGGCAGCGTCCTGAACGGCCATCTGCGCTGCCATCTGCCTGGCCGATATGTCCTGGGCATAGACCTGCTCAACGCCGGCATCGTCGTACCACATATGCAGGTGTAGATCGAGCAGATCAATCTCCCACTGTTCCATCCGTGCCTACCTCTGCATCTATGTAGTCTTCCTCTTCCACAGGCTCTTCCTCTCCAGATATAACCAGCCTCGGGCTAGGCTCTCCGGTAGCCAGGGTCCGATCTGGCCGCGACCTGCGCAGCAGGCCAAGTTCCTTCATGCTTGGCTCTTTTGAGGATCGCACCACATGGGTGGACTTGACACCAGTTTCCTCGTCGGCACGGTCCAGAATGTCCACGATCAACTGGCGCCTAACAGTGGCAGGGGTTTCTGGATCGCCTAGCATGTCGGCCATGACGTCAATGGCCATTCCAGTTAGGTCTACCAGGTTGTCCCTGGCCTGCTCGACCACGCTGGCCCGCTTGAGCATCCTGTGACCCTCAAGTTGATCGTACCAGTGCCTGGCAACACTGAGTGCCAATGCGTAGACTTCCTCTACGATTGGATCACTCTTCATGTCCTGGTACCACACTGAGTGGCCCACGGTCGTCTCGTCAGCTATGACGTCGCCAATGTCTCGATTGCCAGATGCAACAGCGTCAGCCATCATCATGATGGTACGCCTGCGCTTGGTCAGATCCCCAATGACAATACGGTCTAGCGCCAGGGAGACCTCTTCTGTAACCCAGGAGTACGGTAGCTGCAGGGGGTCCACCGTAGGCTGTGACCGTCCCATAACGGTCCACTTTGACGGTGTCCACTGCCTGATAGGCAGCCTGGTGCCGTCCTTGTCTAACTTGATATCGGCCATGCTAATCCCCTCATTAGGATTTTAACCTAAAGTCGATAGTCTGTCAAGTGCCAGAAAACTTGGGGTTGCGCAATTTGACATGGTACAACGCATATGGTATAATTGGCACATTCTATGGAAGGGGGGTACTATGTAGATGATAGAAACGGTTACCGTTGTTCCGGCCTCGCATGTGCGGGCGCAGGTGACGGATCTGACGATGTCTGAGCCTGACAAGGTATATGTGATTGCACGGCACGAACAGCCCGTTTTGCTGCTCTGGCCATGTGGGGGGTTGACATCGGACGCAGAAATGAGGGTCAAGCTCACGTGGGCCATCAAGGCCAGGAATGCCTTTGCCAGCACTGAGGCTGTGATGCCTCGGGTGCCAACGATCTGGTCGCAGACCACCTTACGCAGAAACGCCACGGACATCTACCTGTTTGTGGCGACCAGGCCAACCCCTGGTCTGATCAGTCATTACGGGAGAAACATTGCTATCTACGTTCCTGTGCGCAGTATGTCCGATGTGCGCACGTGGGTGGATACGATGAACTCGTTGTTGAGGTAGACCGATGTTCCGCAAAAAGGACCGTCAGCTTGATGTTCTGCGCACTTATCAGCAGGCGTTGATGGAGCGTGGTGCTGTACCACAGCAGACCTTGCGCACGCCTACCAGGCCGCCTGGCTTTGTGTCTGACTATGTGGTGCCAGTAGCACACTCCATCACGTGGGGGTTGGTTGTAGCTACCCTCGGCATTGTCCTCTTCAATCAGCTTGGCGATCCGAAGACCTCTCTCTGGACGCTCTGGCTCGTGTACTTTTTGATCACCGTGATCGTAGCCTATCTTGCCACGAGCGCTGCCGTGTGGCGCCTGCTGTGGATGGCGCTAGAGAATAAACTTGGGCGGGATCTGGACAGGAGTGGTGATATCGGTGATAGGCCGATCATCAAGGGCAGGCGAGATCAGCCAACCAGTCGTGACATCGCCGGGAAGATTGCTGCAGCCCTGGCCAACGATGGGGACCTGGACGATGAGGAAGAAGAAGATCCAGAGCATGTGCCAGAGGCAGGCCAGATAGCCGTTGACTACCCATTCAGGCCAGATGAGCAGACAATGGCCTGGTTCGTCAGGGTATCTGGCGATCCAAAGATTGGCACAGCTAGCCGTGTATGGGAACCAATACTTGGGCGCAAGCGCTACCAGAACTATCGTAACACGCTGATAGATGCCGGGTGGGCCAGGTGGAATGCTTACGATACCAAGGGTACCCCGTTAGTGAATACCGGGTGGAGTTACGACAAAGATCCAGAAGAGATCTACAAGAATATCTCATAGGGGGTAGAGCATGGATGAACAACCGTATGGTGGGCAGGGTTCTGGCCTGTTGGTGCTGGTAGGGGTCCTGGCTGCCGTGGCGCTGCTTGCCATCTGCGCCGGCCTGGTTTTGGACAAGGCTGCGGATTATAAGGCCGCCGCTGCAGAGCAGGCGTGGGCGCATGCGGCTCAGGTGAATGCCCAGGCCAACCTGGTGGACGCCAGGTCTGCACAGATCGGGATGGTGGCCACAGCCATGTCTGGCTTTGTGGTGCCAATGATAGCGATGCTGATCGTGGCTGCCATGGTGGTTGGGGTGTTTCTGTATGTGGATCACCGCAACCAAAGGCGCTATGAAGCAGAATTGAGAGCCAGCCAGGCATACTGCCTGGGTCACGGAGATCGTTTCTATGTCGGAGAAACAGAACTATACGTTCCGAATGCACATACACGTGCCAGAGAATCTGCAGTCGTTATTAGAGCAGGCCAGAGGGACGCTCAAAAGAATGTCTGATGAGGTAGGTGCGGTGCGAATCATACTCCCACAGAACGCTATGTCAAGGCAAGATAGAGAGGTAATAGCCAAGGCAATGGTAGCGCAAATGGAGAAACAGCTACTGCAAAGGCTTCTCAGTAGTTACAGAGAAGGCTACCTGGCGCCAATGCCTCACTGGGCGGGAGCACCGGCCAGTACACCTGTCGAGCGCCGTGAGTATTTGGACTTGGAGGAAGAGGAAGGTCTGGACCTTGGACCTGTGGAAAGGCGCAGGTACGAGATTATTGGACCCCCTGCCGGTCACGAGAATTGCAGGTGCTGGATTCATGAAGAGTCGGGGTATGGCGAGATCCATGTCAGGGGTGAGCACTGCTACCTGGTGGCGACCAGGTTGACAGATCCCGCTTTCCCATCATGGTCGCACCCGCTAGAACCTCTCGTCTTTGACATCGGCGCCTTTCTTGTTCACCTTGATGGCGATGTAACTACCCACGTGCTGAAAAGGGTTAGGTGGAATGATATGCAAGAGACAGGATCTAAGACGCCAATCGAAATTGGCCAAGACATCATTAACTACCCGAACATCAGAGAATGGCTAGAGGGACTGGCACGAGATATCGACAAGCACACCCTGCAGGCTGGAATGGCTCGAAAGAAGATGCTTGACGAGCTTGCGGGTGGTGCTGAGTGTGATGTCATCAAGTGGCAGCAGACCCACCGGACGCCGAAAGAGACCCTGGAGTCTATACGCTCTGCCGGCATCGCCATTGTGATGTCTCACGCTGAACCATGGTTTATGAGTGGGAACCATCCAGGCGCCGATACGCAATTGGGCATAGCCTTTGTTGCGATCTGCGCTATCGGGCAGGGTAAGCTAGCCATCAAGGAACTACAGCATATGGGGTACCCCTGCAAGATGTTGCGGCGTGGTCGGCCAGACATACCTGCGCTGGCCGATATAGACGAGCAGTTGATGAGGGCTATTGCCGCTCAAGACAACCGGGCCTACCTGCGTATACTGGGCAAGCACAACCTGGTGCACGAAGACGATATCCCGCAGATAGAGGTATGAGCATGGCCAAAAAACGCTGGCATAGAACTGCAAAACCCTGCGTCCTCTGCAAAGAGAGCGATACCTACGACTGGGACTATATCTGTGCCGATTGCCGGGGTGAGTGGAAACGTGGTCACGCATGGGCACAGGCAGAGGAAAAGCGAGACGCACTGCCCGATGGTATGATAGAGGCACCCATTGCTTGGTACTGGTACCTGTACCACTTTGCCGGCACCGCAGACCGGGCTGGCTCTCTCCAAAATGACTCAAAGAAGAGGTTTCGTGACGCCTTACTAGAGCTTGTCGGCGCATCCAGGGTGCCCAATGACCGCATGGGCACAAGCCACTCATGGGCAATCGGCTACCCAAAGAAAGAGCCGGTGAGAGATAGCATTTCCCAGTCACGCTACATCCTGCGTGGAGACGAACACACATTGAAGTTACTGCAGAAAGTCTATGAATGCGCATGCGATCTGATGGCGTCTGCCTACGATGATGGACTGAGGCGTGGCAGGTCGTTCGTGCAGGACCTGGCAGAAGGCAAGATGACGGTCAAGGATTTGGAGAGGCATTTTCTACGTGACTAAGGCGTTGTTGGTCGGAGCGCTTGCGATTATGAATGTGGTTGCCGATGGCGGCGACGAGATCTCGCGTGTGCCACCAACCACCGTACTCGGGATGACGGTGTACTCCGCAAGGGTAGGCACGGACCTGGCGTGTACCCGGCATAAGTACAACCTTGGCGATTGGTGGGTGGCCGTGCCCATCGAGTGGGTAGTTGGTGGTTATGTGGACTGTGGCGATCTTGTCTATGCCTGCGCCACAGATGGGACCTGCATAGAGGCTGTGCCAGTGTGGGATACTGGCTGCATGTTGCACTATCCTGTGTGGGACAGTGTGGGATATGACCGGGGTGGCGGCTGGCCGATGGGTATAGATATGCCGCTACATATGGCTAAGTCTCTGGACTTTCACACAAGGTCTGCAGAGATCAAGGTGTGGCGCCGGGCTACTGGCACCTGGTGGGATGAGCCACCACCGTTGCTGGCCTGGGCCACAGAGTACTGCGATGGCCCGCTGACCGTAGATCCGGTCAACGCTTTTAACGGGCAGTATCTACCATATTAGGAGGGGAGAATGGCACGATACGAGATCAAGCTATGGCAGTCACAGGCGCGAATGCGCAAGGACCTGCCGCCAGTGGTAAAGATCGTGGACATAGACACTGGCGACTGTGTGGCCACAATGGGCGAGCCGCCAAAAAAGGTGGGCGACCACTACGAGCCAGGACGCCTGGCACAGGAGACATTGGCGCTACTGAACGGAGAGATCTTGCCACTCAACAAGGGTGATGTGGCAACCCTGCGCTCTGCACTGGACCTGGTCAAGCAAATGAACCGGAGTGTGACTGAGTCACTGATCAGGGTAACAAATTTACTGCAGACCGTGATTATGGCGGCAAGCAAGAACCCAGGCATGCATGATGGTATCGAGCGGATCGAAACTGAATTGCACGGCATCTTGGTCGAACTACAGGACGTTTTGCAGATGGGAGAAACCAATGAATGAGTGGAGCAACTGGAAGCGGGAACGTGATCGCTCTGTCCTTGCCAGATATCGTCGCTGGTGGAAAGAGTTTCCATTCACAACGATCATGATACACACCGTTATCGGTGGGGTACTCGTGTTCCTCTTCACTCTCAAAAGCTATCGGGGTGGAGAGATCACCTGGTTCTGGCCGGCCTTTGGCCTGGGCGTAGCCACCTTGGCCTGCTTTGCCCTGTTCATCCCTGCGGCGGATAACGATGTCAGATAAGCAGATGCGATGGCAGAAGCAGAAGCTGCAGGCCAGGGCAGGTGGCCCGGTGGTCAAGTGCAAGATGTGCAAGGTCGTCTGGTTATACGGCAACCGGCAGTTGATCGGCATATGCTCAGGGTGCGTAAAGATTGCACTGAACAGGAACAACATGCAGATCATGGCCAAGGGATGTGAGGGTGTTGTGAGCGCCGGGTGGTCGATCAACGACTGGCCCGGTCGTCTCAAGGTCAAGTTTAAGGTGACAGAAGAGACCTACGCAGACAGAAGTATCTCCTACGAAGAGGCAATGGCCTACAAGGGGGACATTGCCGCCTGGGTAAACACAATGCGGAAGGTGGTGCAAGATGAGCACGCCAATAAAGTGGATTAGTGTCAAAGACAGGCTGCCAGAGCCTGGCCTAAGAGTCCTCACCTGGAACCACAAAGGCTGGAGACGGTACAAGCTAGGTATCCATAACTACGAGCGAGATTATAGCGCCACCAAGTGCGACTGGTGGATCGGTGACCAGAATCACATGGTGGACGATGGGTACGTGACTCACTGGGCAGAACTTCCGCCCGGTCCAGGGGGTGAGCATGTCGAGCAGACATCTTACCTCGTTGGCTAGCGCCACAGTGATGATCATGGCCATTGTGGCCAACGTGCGCAAGGCCACCGATGTGATGTGGCATCTAGGTCGCCCGGGCACGATCCTGCAGTCCTGGGATGCCGTGCTGGCTGCCGTGGCGCTCGAAGCTGGCTTTGCCCTCTTTGCATTCTTCCTGGCCCACGAGCTACGTGGCGGACGGAAGTACCTGCGCCTGCTTGTAATGGGAACCCTGGTGATGGGCACCCTGAGCGCTGTGGCCAACATCGCCTACTACACCACCTACTCGCCGGCACAGGTCTTCACCTGGGAGTGGGCACAGAGTGTTGTCCTTGGACTTTCTGCACCAACCGTAGCGATTATGACCGCTGTCCTGGCAGGGGTGGTGGATAGCATCAAGGTGGCTGCGGAGGAAGACGAACTGGCAGCGGAAGAGCGCCGGGCTGCCCACGAACTGCAACTGGAAAAGGAACGGACTGCTCAGGCCAGGGCAGAGGCTCGGGCAGCCAAGGCTCTTGCCGGAACATTGCCGGAAGTTGCCGGATCTGGCAAGAAACTTGCCGGAACTGACCGGATGACACCGGAAAGGTTGCTGGCAGAGTATCCAGACGCTGCCACATGGACCGGAACACAGATAGCTGAGGTTGCCGGAGTGTCGGCACGTACAGGCCGGAATTGGGCCAGAAAGATGAAGGGGATGAGAAATGGGTAAATTAAAGCCACCACGTTTTCCACGAAGCCTGCGCTCAGAGATTCATGCGTGCGCACGATGTAATTACTATAGCAGGAAAGGTGATGCCGCCAGGGGTGCTCATGGCCACTGTATACGACCAAACGGTCCTGTCTTCTATGGGCCGGCGGAAGACGCATGGACCTTCACCTGTGACAGATGGAAACTACGGTTTGGGGGATAGGATGAGCAGTGAAAAGAGGGAACTGGACGTGACGGCTGGCGACAGGCAGATAATAAGGGTGATCTCTGCTGGTCCAGACAAGGCGCTCGTTGTGTACGATGGCAAGCTAGGGATACAGATCACCAAGATCGTGCCGGACATGGAACTGTGGCCAAACGGGCTGCAGCAGGTGACGTTTAGGTTTGTGCTCACGGCCAGCGATGGTACCCTGCTACTGGCCAGCGGAGAAACGACCATGGAGGTAGGAAACGTAGCGTTGTTGGACATCCAATACAAGGGAAGGGAGGTAGGTATAGAATGGCTACAGGAACTGGAACTGAGGACCAGCGAGAACATGAAAGCCCTAATGCAGGCAGCGCTGGACAAACAGGCGATCAAGTGCTAGATCTGCAGGCCAGGGCAAGACAGATAGGGTGGAGTCCCAGGGCTGTACGGGTGATGCTATGGCGGGAAAGGTCAGATATTCACAAGCCTCAGCTACCACCATGGACGTCTCGTGATCTGGTCAGTGCCCTGGACGCTTATGCGCCAAGACACTGGGTAAACGCTGCCGGCGAGATCGACCTGGATACGGTAGCCATGGTCACGCTGCTTGACACGATGCCATGCGGGCACTGGGCTGTGGTTGTGACGCTGTCCACCAACCCGATCAAGGAAATCATTGTGGACGGCACACTTGACGACTGGTGGTATCGGAATGACCCAGTCGTGAAAAAGAGGTTAGACGCCAATGTCAGATGATCCTGTCATTGTCAACAGTGTCACCCAGTCACTGCAGCACATCAGGTCTTGGCTCAACCGACCTGACGCACGCCTGGACGACAGGCAACGCGAAATCCTATACGACATTGTAAGTATAACGCTGGCCGACAGCGCAGAAGAAGTGGCGGAAGTGGCGGAAGACTGGCCTATTGTAGATAGAATCGTAGAGATCAGAAATGCGCTCTCTTCTGCCGCCTATGCCACTGAGGACAGCATGAACCTGCTGGCCAGGGTCAGGTTACAGCTACACGCCTACGAGCGTGGGATGCGCCATAACGGGCTACTCTGGCAGATGACTGCTGCAGTGCGGACGTTCAACGGGTTAGCTACCACATTTCAGAAAGGGGACGAAGATGCCACAGAGAGATCCAACAGTCGTGATCACAGACGCAGACGGTAGGGAAATACTGAGAGACGAGCCAGGCCAGGCACCAGTATCGGTGCGCAGGGCAATGGCGCCACCACCCGGGCAATTCCAGATCCGCAAGGTGGAACGAGAACACCATACCGTGTTCGAGTTCTGGCTGCCAGACATCCTCTTGCTCGATGCGCCGGCAGAGGTACTGGGCATGCTGCACAGCGGCGACCTGGCCCGGGTAGCAACGGGAATGTACAAGCTGACCAGGCAGGCGCTGCGGATGGCAGAGGGGGTGGGGGATGAGTGAGGATCGGATCGATACCAAGGTAGTCATCGGCATGGACCTGGAAGTGCTAGGCAATGTAGTCGAACGCTGGATGCGTTCTAACTTGTTCATGTACAACCCTGTCGTCACCGATGTAAGGGCCGATAGGGTAGTAGGCAAATGGCAGTACAAGTTCATGGTTGTACTGGAAAAGTTCAGTGGCCAGATCCTTATCGAGCAGGCCATGCTGCGGGAGATCATGAACTGGACCTTTGCTGACTTTCGCCTGGCTGAGGGGATGCCGGCGCCATTCATCGTAGACGTCATGCACCACTCAGACGTTCCTATGCTGGCCAGCAAGGCCAACACCGCAGTCGTGTTCGTCACCATGGTTGGCCAGAGAGAGGGGGAAGAAGAATGAGAGCCAAAGACGTCAAGGTTGGCGAGTACTACGCAATCAATCGCTGGTCATCTATGACCCGGCGTGACAGGGGTCTTGTGCTGTCTGTGGGGGAAAAGTTCGTCTATGGCAAGAAGGGCCAGAAAGGCGTTGAGCTACGCCTGGACAATGGCCAGGTTGTGGTCATGACCGGCTACTATATAGATGAGCCATGGGCGGACTACGAGCGCAAAGAGCGGGCCAGGCAGGAAAGAGCCAGCCGACAGCAAGCGGCCTACAAGGCAATGGACGAACTGCATGGACGCCTGGTGGTGGCATTCTGCAGTGTCGGCCTATCGCATGTGAGCACTACACTGTATCATAACCATATGGCTATCAAGCTGTCGTCTCCAGAGCTAATCGAGCAACTGTGTGAGGTTCTGGAAAAGGCTGCAGAGGATACGCTGACGGAATGAGCCAGGAACCGCAGGGTGGTGGCCAGGTAGGTGGGGTAGAATACGAGCCAGGATCTGCACTCGACACGTTCCTCAAGATGGGCGCCGGAATGGACTTGATTAGCCCACTGGGACAAAGCGGGCTGGAGATCCTGGCCAATGGCCACACGCTAATGGTTGATCTGGACATGAACCCGGTAAACAGGCCGGCTGATGTCACCTGGTACCTGAACAAGAAAGGCGTACACACCCACTTTCCCATGATGGTAGACGAGTACCTGCTGTTCGTGGTGGACAAGGACAAGGCAAAGTTCGCCTGCTTCCTGCTTGACAAGGTAGGCATTGTGGTAGACAATCCACCAGAAGAGGCTGTACGCCAACCACAGAGACAGCCTGGGTTGGTGCCAGCATAGACTTTGCGCAGAAAGGGCAAAGAATGAGCAAGAAAAAGCCACGACCGAAGCGCACTAATTGGCTGGCCAGGTGGATGCGCCGAAAGGCCAGGCCATGCAGAAAGGACAGGAGACGAAAATGAAAGTACTGCATATCGAGATCGAAATACCAGATAAAGGGGACCCTAACCCGATGGTGGCTGCCGCACTGATCAGGTTCGCCAAGATGCTGCCCAACGCTGCGCCACTGACCAGGCACGGAGTCTACCATATCCTGCGAGACGATCAGGCCAACGTGGTGGGCAGGGTGCAGATCGTTGATATGGACCTGGGGAGCGGAAAACGATGAAACTAGCTGACATAAAACTCGGCGTCCTCTATGCCGTGAGCTATGGTTGCGGGATCGAGCCTGCACTGGCATTCGAGTTCGAGCGCTCAAGTCTCAACGGTCCCACCGGGGTCATGATGGAGTTCACCAGGATGCGCCAGGATAAGGTGCGGTGGGTGGGCGCCAACCGGGTGATCGAGCCATGGACGGCGAGAGCAGAGCGAGTGCAGGCAGAGAAAGAGGCTGACGAGCGCTGGTGGCAACAGATGGCCCACCTGTCCGATACGACACTGCGCCTGCTAACCAAGCTCGGCCTGGAAACACACAAGGTGAAGATCGGTAAGGGAAAACTCACAATCCAGATAGAAGACCCTACCGATGTTCAACTGCTCTGCTGGCAACTAAACTCATAACAACAAAGGGAGAGGAAAGTGAATGGTTACACTAGACTTATCATCCTGGGTATCGGACTGGTGCTCACACTTTGTGTCCTCATCTATAGCGGGAGCGTTAGCCTTCTGGCTGACGGCGATCACCTGGTTGGTCCTCTTCAAACGTGCGGGTTTCCAGCACCAGTCATATGCTATCTCGCAGCTAATAGTGGTAGGGTGTTCCATCCTTACTACCTCACTATCAGCGGCCTTGCTCTCATCGCTGCTAGTACATTTACTGCAGGACTATGTGTGGGGACCATTCATTCACATAGACCTGGTCATCAGGATACTGTAAACAGAAAGGAACACGGCAGAGAATGAAAACACAAGACGGTAAGTACGAACTACCCGTTGTCTACCTGGATATCGAGACAAACGAACTGGCCGCTGAGGTAGGAGGATGGGGAAACTGCCACCTGCTTACAATGGGCGTAGCAGTAACCTACGGAGAACATGAACCACAAGGTACACAGTGGCGCATCTGGCGAGCCGGCCAAGAAGTCGCACTGTGCCAGTACCTGACAAACGCTAAACTCGTGGTCGGCCACAACCTATTCCGCTTTGACTACAAAGTCCTATGGGGTGCCCTTAACCGGGTCGAATATATCCCCATCGACCTGATCCCTCTGCGTGACGAGAAACCAGATCGGAACAACGGGAAGTGGGGAGATATCCATACTATAGACACCCTGGCTACCCTCAAAGAGGCAACAGGACGCTTCATCGGCCTGGATAACCTCGGGGAAAGTACGCTCAGAAGAGGAAAAACAGACGGCATGTCAGGCGAGAAAGCACCCATCATGCTGCGTGAGGGACGCTGGAAAGAGGTAGCCGTCTACTGCCGGGATGACGTAGCCCTGATCCGCGACCTGTTCCGCTATGGAGTGGAAAAAGGCGTGGTCTGGTACGTGGACATGCGCAGCCGTAAACCAAGGTTCGCAAAACCCAACTGGCCAGCTATGTTCGACTCTCAAGCCCGGGTAAGAGGAACACCTGTGAAGAAGAGTAGGAAGCGCTGACTCTAGGAGTCCCAACTATAACCCGGGAAAAGGGACCCATCTCACTCTCCAGATGGGACCCTTTTCTTTTTGGATAGGTACCCCATTACGCTTTGCACAGAAAGGCGAAAAGACAGGAAATCGGCAGGGACGGCTGACTTTGTGCGTTAGGGTGCATCGCGCCGTCTCCCGGGCGCCCGGCGCCCGATAATTGAGACTCTAATCATGGTCAAAACCGGCGCCGGGCGGGTCTCTTGCGGGTCTCTTGCGTGGTTTATCTTGTGTTATACAATGCAAGCGGCGCCCGGTCTGGTCTCTGACCCGGTCTGGCCATCAGCCTGCAGCCATCAGCCTGCAGCCATCAGCCTGCAGGATGGGCGCCGGGTTGGTCTCTCTGTGTGTGTGGTGTAGTGTGCAAGTAGGGCGCCGGGCGTGTATGGCTGTATGGTGGGTGTTTGTTTCTACTCTTGGCAAGGCTGCGCCGGGCAAGGCTGCGCCGGGTGGGCAAGGCTGCGCCGGGTGGGCGCCGGGTCTCGCGCATCGGCGGATCTGGTGGCGGTCTGGCGCATTTGGCGCTATTCGGGCGGGCGGGTGCGGTGCGTGCGTCCGTGGCGGTCTCTCGCATCGGTGCGGGCG